CGAGATCGTACATCCATTCAAAATATTCTTTTCTTATCTTTTCATCTTTTCTCATTGGCCATAATATGGATTGGGATTGATATGAGCAGCCTCAGTATATGTTCGAGGATCTTTTGTAACCTCATAATCTATTTCGAGTCGCTCATTTCGAACGTACACAATATCGTCCACATATTCCCCAAAGTGATCAAGGGCCTCTTCGCCAATAGTATCCTCAATATCCAGCTTTACACCCCAGCCATCAGCCAAGATGCCATCGGTAAAATAATCGAGGGGTTGTGCACTATAACCCGGAGGGCTACTAGAAAACTCTTCAGGTGAAATTACATACGGACCATTAATGAATGGAAGATCGTCATCATCATTCCCGCTTCCGTCTCCTTCTTCATCGTTTTCTTCATTATCATTAGTGCGATATTTACTGGTGAGCTTGTGATACTCGACTACTTGTGCACGCTCCATTTCAGTAAAATCGCGGTCATCGTCGTCAGGATACTCATCCTCAGAATCCTCAGCGATATCTTCTACTTCAGCCTCGTCGGAAGTATGAGCGTTCGTAGCTCTACGGCATGCTTCTATTTCCATGCGCATCAGCTTTGTCAAACGCCCATACTCTTCCTTGACTGACTTGATCTCTTCCTGAGTAATCTGCTCGTACTTAGTCTTAACGACTTTCCATGTTGCAACGGAGCCAATAGCAGCCCCGGCAACAAATATAAATGCTTTAACCAGCGTATTGCGGTTCATTACTTTCCTCCTTGACTTTTATTGACAATGCTGTTGCTGCAAGACCACCTAAAAATATAGAGGCGCTAAGCAGCACACCACTGACAATATGTTTCCTACTTTTCGTATTCACTAAATGTTCAAGCGTCGATATTAGTCTTTTTGCATACTCCATTATCGGCAGCGCTCCCTTCAATAGATAAAACCGCTATCCCCGATACGAAGCATACTCCAGATAGAGCAGCCAGCACATAAGATACAATCTTAGATTTGCTTTTCATGTTTTTCATCCTTCCGCGGATCTTTAGCATTTCGTAAGAAATATAAATGATCGCCAATTTTTGTACCGCTAAGCATGCCACAAATATACCACGCTTTAATAGTTGCTACGCCAACATCAAATTTAACAGCAGCCTCTTCTTCGTTCATGAGCCATACGAATACGCCGTCTTTTATGACGACCTCGTTTTCAAGATTATTTTCCAAAATATAAAGAATCAGCTCTCTACCAGTCATTAGCGTCTCTCCTTTGCTAGTCTACCCTTGGTGTTTATACTGGAAATAGCCAAGGGAAGTCGTATAGATCTTGTAATGTACCTGTGAGCCCGATATTATTCAGACTCGGAACACTTCAAATGTAATCAAGAACATTCCCAACACAGTTGAAGTCGAGAATAATGCTTCTCTCAAAGCCATTGATGAAGTCGCATTTCTTCTCGCTATTAAGATCGAAGATGCCGAAATCTACGAAGTTATCACCGACTGAGCTGTCTTCTGTGTAAACCCAACCTGCTATCTGACCGTACGCGGTTTTCTGTACACCAAGCATTTCATAAACCTCATTCAGGGTAAGAACGCCGTTAAGTCTAAGCTTGTCGTTAGCATAATTCTGCTGCTGAAGCAAGAAGACCTTATTCAGTTCAGCATTCCTAGTCCAACCAGTGTTACCCTCACAGAACACGACAGAATATACGCTATGAGTTGCGTTGGGATCAATAACTTCGACTGTCTTAGTAACTATGGTTTCATTTCCATTCTCATCAATTACGCGCTCTTCGACTTCTTTAGTCTTAGTGCCGAAACGCAGCTCACGGTCAAGCTCTTTACCAAATCTGTCGATCAGGCGACCACGATATTCCTTAAAGCTTGTATCAACCGCCTTAAATGCAGCACCAAGAGCAATGTTTCTCTTACGCAGAATCTGATTAGACCCGGCCATGCAGCCAATAGAGAAAACACCCAGAGCAATAGACGGACCGTAAAGTTTAATCAGCTTCCAACCAGTCTGAGCATATACAATAGCAAGATCTTTATTAGCTACTTCCTGCGTGTACTCCTCGCCATCAGAAGTATGCAGGTTCTTCTCAACACAATCATGTATTGTTTCAATAGTTTCCTTAGTTTCATCAATAATATCGTTGACTTTCAGAGTAGCCTTACATGCCATCACAGCGCTCGCTACTGTGCCAATAACACCAGTCACAACCAGGATCTCAGGGCTGTGCTTCTTCATCTTAAATCCAAACTTATGAAAAGATCTGGACACTTTATTAACAATTTCAGTTTTCATAGATTAATATCCTCCTTTAAATTAACGTATAGGTAATGCTCTTGGCATTTTGATTTTATAACCATCACGGACACGCACAACTTCCGCATTGCGAATATTTGTCCATCCGTATTTGTTGTCTGTGTAATCGCCAGTTATACCAACCAAATCGTACAGGTCAGCGACTCTGACAATCTCATACTCTTCCATAATTTCATCCATTCTGGACAGAACAGCTTCGGCTTCCCCTCGAGTTTCAAGAACAATATCGTCATAGCTGTAACCAGACGTGGTTCTGGAACCGGAATATGAGCGATCGTCTCTACGACTAACGCTGTTATAATCTCGATAAGACACCTTATCGGCAGTCGGACGTTTACCACCCCCACGACCGCCAAAGAGACTCATATCAAGGCTGTTAACCACAATGTCATAGATAGCCTTTTTAATAGATGGTACGAGAACGTCCAATAAAATATAATTCTTAACGTTAGCGACATCTTCTGAAATGAAAATGTCAGTCAACTTACGCATCTCGTTCTTTTGAGTTTTTACCTTGCCATGAATAATCTTATCTGCTCGCTTTCCCTCAGTAACGTCAGTCTTTTCAGTCTTTTTTGACAGTGACTTCGAGTGCGAGTTATCGGGCAGATTGTCATAAAGCTTATTGATATCAGTTTCTGCCATTATACTGATCATCTCCTTCAACAATAGTTATTTTTCCTGGAATAATTATTTTAGTTTGCGGTACTCGACCGCTCTGCATTTTGAACTGATGCGTTAGGTTACACCGAGCTTTCTTCTCTGATGGTGCTCGAGTAGAGGCGATCCAGTGGTCAGCGATAAGTCTATCGAACTCGAAAACCGGACCGTCGTAAGTATATAAATTCATACTCCATACCTCATACTAAAATCAAAAGAAAAGAGGAGAACACCCTGTTACGGATGCCCTCCATCTTGCTAATACTAGCCTCATTACTTGAATGTTACTCGATAACGATTCTTACTTTTCCTCACTAGGCTCTGTGTCATCAACCTCAGCAGTCTTCCGCTGTTCCTTCTTAGTCTTGTACGCTACAATTGCTTTCTTGCCAAGTTTGATTACCGCACCAGTTGCGATAGTCAGACCTGCGCCAATAAGCATTGCCACGCCAGTCCCCATTCCAGAACCCTCGGTTTCCATCTCAGTTGCTTCGACTTCTTCCATAGTTTCGTCATAGTTCATAACTTCGTTTTCCATAATAATTCTCCTTTAATAATTAATTTTAGTATTATGCCATAATAGGGCTTGTAAATTTCGCGAATTTCGCGATGAATGTGTATTAACGATAAAACTGGAATCCACGTTTAGGTGCAATCGCATAGTCAATTACGATACACGGCACACCATCTGTGTCTAGCTGCGCACTATAATCAAGTTCGATCAACCCATCCGCAACATTCCAGCCGAGTTCATCACCGATAGAAGAGCCATCTAGACCAAGCTCGTAATAGAAATCATTCAGCGAAATATAATCTTCGCCGTTAATCATTCGTCTATTAAGCTCATTTACTATACTTTTAATCGATTCGATATCAGACGTGAATCGTCGTTTTGTGATAGTGTCAAAGCATCGAGTATTACCATTACCGCTTACAATAATAGCCGACTGATTGACCGGTTCTTTTGCGATGCGTTCTTCAGCTACCTTATCTCGTATAGCATGCTCCTTCTTTTCACCGATTGTCTCGATTACTTTCTCTTTGTACTCAGATAATGCGGTTGCAGACAGATTATACGCAGTTGCAAGTGCTGCATTACGCTTTGAATTCACTGAACTAGCGCCAATCAAGCATGCGGCAGAAGTTAGACCAGTAACTGCAGCTGGAATATAAGGCTTCCATGCTACTTTAACTACTTCAAGCTTAGTGAGTGCTTCGCCATGTCCATTATCGAACTTCGCATCTTCGGCTGCAGCAATAAGGTCTAATGTTTTTGGGGTGGCTTTAACTGCTAGAACAGTTGTTGTGATCATGCCGGCAATACCAAGACCGGTAAGAATCTCTGGACTATGCTTAGATACCGCCATTTTGACACTTTTAAGCATAGCCGCCACATTTGGTTTATTCATTACTATTTTTCCTCCTTAAAAATTTAAAAGCAAAAGAGCTCATTTAGAGCTCCTTCGCCTGATTGTCAAGTGTCTCTTTGACTTTCTCGTCAACCATTTCTTCCATTTTGTCGTCCCTGATCTTGTCATTAACAATCGTCGAACCGATCGTCAGCAACATACCAAGAGCACTCAAACCGAATTTAAGTATTTTAGTCTTGTCCATTAAGTCACTTCCTTTCATATTAGTGTCTGTAATTTTCGCGAATCAGTATTCTAGATAGTCGATGAATGGCTCGAACGGCATGTGGATGATCGTGCATTTCATACCTTCGTTGTACTCAGAATCAGGTTCAATAACAGTTTCTTCATTATCGAATTCGATCCAAGGATGCCAATACATTTCCTCGATCTGTCCACAAGTCCATCCGAGCATCTCATACTCCGGAAGCGGTTCTAAACCAAGAAGATCATAATACTCGTTGACGCCAACTGAGTAGTTAACAAACATCGATCGGTTTGTCTCGTATTGCGCCCATAAGACCTCCTGTTTAGTAGACTCGAAATATCTTCCGGAATAAAAATCGTAGAATAATTCTTTATCATCATCTAACGAAACTTCGTCACCCGTGTACTTATCCTTCGCAATTTCTCCACGGATTTGTTTACCCGCTTCTTCTCCATATAGCTCGTCTGTTTTCTTTTTGTATTCTTTATAAGAATTGTCCAGTAACGCATATGCGCTTATGAGGGTCGCTTGCTGATTTTTGCTTATAACGTTTGAACCAAATATACATGCAATAGTTGCTGCTCCGGTAATTACTGATGGAATATAAACAGGACCTGCTACTTTAACTTTTTCAAATTTAGTTAGCTCCTCTCCTTTCTCTTTTTTTGCGTTCTCCAACAACGTCAGCGCTTTAGGTGTCTCCTTTACCGCCATGACCGCTGTTGCAACTACGCCAACAGCACCTAAACAAGTTAATATAGTTGGTGCATTGCGTTTGATAAATAATCGTACATCCATTCTTCTCCACTCCTCGGGTTAGGATATTTGCTAAAAATAAAAAGAGAAAGCATGTGACTTTTCGATGCCACAAAGATTTTCATCTCAGCTCTTTTCCCAAATATAATTTGGTACTGGATTTCTCTTACTCTCTCATAATAGGCTCTGTAAATTTCGCGAACTTTAAAACAAAAAAAGAAAGAGACTCATCACTGAGCCTCATCCTCCTTCTTAGATTTCTCTTCCTTTTCAAGCATTCCTTCCAACATGACTTTCGTCACTTTATACTTGCACTCGTAGAAGCCGATCAAATAACCGGCAAATGCTGCAAGTCCAATTTTAACGTAGTCTTTCATGTTATAAAACCTCCTAAAAGTTATAGTCTTCCATAATAGGACCTGTTAATCTCGCGAAGATAAACGTGAAAACAAAAACAAAAAAGAAGAGGCTCATTTCTGAGTCTCTCCTTTCTTTTAGGCTTTCTTACCAAAATTCAGATCGAACAGATTGTAGCGAATCTGGTAATACGGAAGCTCCATAGCGATGACTATAGCATACAGCAGGATAACACCTTTCCAGTGCTTCTTGCAGAAATACCAAGTCATCTTATAGAGTCCTATGTAATCTTTCCAAAATCCTTTCATAATCTATATCCTCCTATAAAATTAGTATTTTTCCATAATAGGCACTGTAAATTTCGCGAATTGTGAATTATATGAGTCGTCTATCAAAGCATGTTTCCCAACGTTCTCTTGGAAGAGGCTTCATCTTTAAACCCCACATAAACTGCCGTATCGTGACTGTTGGGTATAAATCGTCGATGCATTCACCCGCACGCTCGTTGAAAAACTCTTCAAATTTCGTATGTAAATATAACTCATCGGCTAGCCAAGGATCTATTTCGCTCCAGTATGTAGTTTTTGTATCCGGATCGTATCTTTGCTGAATTACAGCTAACCCTTTAGTATTTATTTTGAATAACGTGCATTTATTATAAACTGGATGATCGCAGGTATATACAGACCCGTATATTGTTGAATATATAGTAGGTTTTTCGTAGTGGTATCGCATAGGCGCTCCTTTTTAAAAGATAGAAGGGGCTGTAACCCCTCCCTTACTTATCAGAATACTTTCCAATAATAAATACGCCTATCAGTATCAGTGCGAATCCGAACATCAACATGCAGTCATCCTCCTTTAAATTTAGTATTCTTCCATATTAGGCTCTGTTAATCTCGCGAGAAAAAGAAGAGGCCATGTTTCCATAGCCCCTGTCTTCGACATTAGTTATCATCTCTTAGAGATAAGTTTGTCCATGAATTTTCTACCAACTCCAGTGGTGATTGTGCCAGTTTCTTCAAACTTAAAGCTGGCCTTCGCTCCCCAAATAGTCACAAGCAACGGTAAGACAATTGAACCAACATCGATGCAATTTCGAGTCAATCGAGACTTACGATCCTCTTTCATCTGATTCTTGTTCTGAGTCTCAGATGTGTCGAGTTTCTCAATCTCAATCACTCTATCCATCAATTTAGTTACACTGTCCACAGCACTTGCGTACTCTTTGGAACCTGGGTCCATCCCAGCTAGGTTATTAAACTTGTCTTCAATCTCCACCTGTAGTAAGGTTTCCATACTCATTTTGAATTCCTCCTTTAATTAATGATGAACTATTCATCCATAATAGGCTCTGTTAATCACGCGAGAGGTAACTTTCGTTAATAACCTCGAATGTAACAAACTTATACTGGGCAATAATGTCTGGCGTAACACCTTTTAGCTCGACAAACATTTTGGCTGGCTCATATGGTTCCGAATAATCGATTCTTAAGCGACCCAATGTCTTTTTTGTCATAACCAATCTGCAGATAAACAGACCAATAATAACCCCAACTAACAGAGCTACGAGATAAAGTAACTTTTCCATAAGATTCTCCTTTCTAAAATAACATTGAAAATGGTAACCTACGTTCGGGTTTTCTAACCTAGAATAACGATGTCTAAGCTAGATTAGAAAAAAAAAGAAGAGGCTCATTTCTGAGTCTCTTACTTATTAGAGTTTAGCTTCTTGAAAGCTTTTACAATCAAGTAAACTACCAGTATGAATACTAGTACATCGCCAAATACTACAACAAAGCCGAGTCCACCAACAATGGCAGAAACCAGCGCTGCTACAAGTGCTGCGAGCACAGTAAACAATACAATAATAGTCAAGATCATATCTAATACCTCCTAAAAAGTTTTGTTTTCTCCATAATAGAGTATGTAAAATTCGCGAATTAAAAAAAAGAAAAAGGGCCCAAATACGGGCCCATTCCTTTACTCTTTTGTGAATGCAGTCTTAATAGACTTTTTAACTTTCTGTGCTTTCGCTACAACCGCCTCTCGAGCTTCAGGTACCATCATAGTAATACACATTGCTGGTATTACAATCTGGCTAAGCCACAGGCGAGCCTCACGACTAGCTTCAATCTGTTTCCATGTCATATTAATCACTCCTTCCACAATAGAACCTGTTAATTTCACGAACCGAAATATAAAAGAAAGAGCCCTTGCTAGAGCTCAATCCTCAGAGTTTACTTTTTCTTAAGTATAAACGTCTTGTTTTCTCCATTCGTTTTAGTGAGGGTAAATGCTGATTCTCGATTATGTCCTCCATCGATTAGCATACTACCAGCATGACTAAGTTCATCCATTGCCAAGTTGCTAATACGCTTTGCGAGCAGAAACATACTACCGATTCCAGTAATACCTCCCAGAATAAATGTTCCAATGAAAGCAAATTTAGACATAATTTTTACCTCCTAAAAAGTTTTGTTTTCTCCATAATAGACCCTGTTATTCTCGCGAGCTTGTCTACATTCAAATATAAAAGAAAGAGCCCTTGTTAGAGCTCTCGCTTTTAGTCCATCACGATAATTTCATCATATGCAGAAATAGTTTTAATAAATGTTTTACCCCCAAACATTATTCCGAATGTATTGTACATTACATCGCCAATACCGTTCAGAATTGCGTTCGTTTTTGTAATAATGTTATTCATAATATTCTCCTTTGAAATATGTAATTTTCTCATTAAAGGAGATGTAAACTTCGCGAATCCGAAATCCAAAAAGAAAGAGCCTAAGTTTTCACCCAGACTCAATCTCGTTCATAATACGAATCTCTTCAGACACATATTTGTCAACAACCACATAAGCCCATATACTTATTACCATAAGTGCTATTGCTGCTATCCACATAATATTTTCCTCCAAAAATATGTATTTTTCTCATAATAGAGCGTGTAAATTTCGCGAATTAAAAAAAGAAAGAGCCCTTGTTAGGACTCCTCCTTTGTGATCATAGAAGTTAATCGCGTTCAGCCATTACCATCTCTATGTACTCTTCGTACGACATTCTCAAACCGTCTTTCGTGATAACATACGATTCAGTTTTCACGTTAGTATTTGTGTTAGTCATTATTAATTCCTCCATAAAAATAATTTTAATTTAAACGTTATTAATGTTCTATTTTTCTCATAAAAGTGCGTGTAAATTTCGCGAATTACATAAGGAAAAAGAAAGAGCCCTTGTTAGAGCTCTCGCTTTGGTTCGTCTTCATTCTTTCTAGACAGTCCTATACATAAACCAATCGTTATAGTTAATATTGCAGCCCATAACAACACGCTAAGTTCTGTACCAGTTGTTCTTTCGATTTTATCGTAAACAAAGGCCATAACCCACGCGATGAATGTGCTACTCATAAGTACTGATTTTCGCATGCATCAACACCTCCAATTAATGAGTATCTTTCCATTAAAGGACCTGTTAATCACGCGAGGGTAAGCGATTAAATACTGCGGCTGCCTTTTCTATCACAATAGAACACGGCCTCTATTTTTGTCTTCCCTATAAAATCTTGATAGTCGAATGTATGACGCATTGGATTAAACGTCCAGATTCTCTCACGAGCACCGTTCACATAGACAACAAAAATCTCAGAGAGGTTCTGCCGTTTGTTATTTATGAAGCATTTCGAAATTACATTGTATAAGTTTTCATCCAACAATTCTCTCTGATTCATGTCGGTAACCTCGCTCTCTTAATTCATTAAGCAGCCAGAAGAACTTTCTGTATCTGTCGTAATACATGTCTCTACCACAAGGGATGCCTAAAACCGTTCTCAAATATGTATACGAGCGACCTTCGACAACTCCTTTAATAATATAATCGTATAAATATTGGTCCGCTTCTCGAGCAGTTTCTTCAATAAGAGCTATCAATTCTCGTTTGGTTGGGGAATATTCCTTTTGCCATTCGGGGTATTGTAAACAGAAGTGTTTTAATTCGTAGTAGCGATGTTTGCTTATCCAATATTTATTATTTTTTGAAAGTTCTGCTCTAATTACAGTTGCCATTTTGACTGTTCTCCTTCTTCTTTCTGCATTTTTCTGCTTTCTTTAGAAAAGTAATAGTTGCTGCTCTAATCTTTTCTTGATCGACATCACCATGAACATTGACGATAGCGTTTTCAATTATGTAAGTTTTCATCGACAATGACCTTTATGAGAGAAATATCTCTATGGCTTCATTGTCTGTTAAACTAAGTATTTTCTTAACCCACATGACGTCGCCTATTGTTATGTTTTCTGGTTCGCATATACACTCGCATACAGTTAATGCTTCTTTGATGTTCAACTCTTTCTCAATAATTTTGTCTAATATTCTTTTTGCATCCAATGCAAGAACCTCCTTCGTATTGCGTGTCATGCAACAAATAAAAGATAGCACCGTTTTAATTTTTCTGTCAATACAAAATTCGCATAATATGCATCATTTTCTAAAACTAGTTCACAATTTATTTGCACATATGCACAGAATAATATATGATATATAGGCAGAAAGGGGATGAATAATAGATGATGGCAATAGGAGACAGAATAATGACAATAGGTAAAAGAATAAAACTTTTGAGAACTCAGCAAGGTATGTCTATTGATGAACTTGCAGCTAAACTTGAAAAGAACAGGACGACCGTATACAGATACGAGAACGGAGATATTGAGAATCTGCCGTTGAGTATACTCGATCCACTTGCAGAGGCTCTAAATACTACTCCAGCAGATCTGTTAGGCTGGACTTCTAAAGAAATGACGTCTACGAGAATATCAGACGGAAAAGAGGAGTCCATTTACTTATCAGTTAATCAAACATATGTGAAACATGTCGAAATGTGGCATCAGGAATTTGGTATGGACCCATTCACAGACGAAGAACACGAGAAGTTGATGGAATATGGTAGATTTCTCATTTCGTTAAGAAAGAAGTAGTTAAGATTAAAGAATAAAGGAGGTGATTCCCGCACATTTGCGGTACTGGTAACAAATATAACAACAAGAGGAGACGACACATATGGACAAATACGTGATCTACTTACGTAAGTCTCGTGCAGATGTAGAGGCTGAGAAATTAGGCGAGGGAGAGACTCTAGCCAGACATAAAAAGATACTTACAGAATTAGCAGCAAGAAAAGGTTTATATGTAGAGAAAATATACGAGGAGATTGTCTCTGGGGAAACAATCGAAGCAAGACCAGAGATCCAGAAAGTAATTCAAGAATGTTATGACGGAAAATATAAAGGGATAATCATTGTTGAAGTAACTCGTCTATCTCGTGGTAATCAGGGCGATGCTCAAATTATTCTGGATTGTCTAAAATATTCGAATCGTAATAACGGGGTTCTGGTAATTACACCGACTAAGACTTATGACGTAGCTCATTCTCAAGAAGACGAAGAATATATGGAATTTGAGTTATTCATGTCTCGTCGAGAATATAAGATGATTCAGAAGCGTATGGATCGTGGCCGCAAGCAAGCTGTGGTTGAAGGTAATTTCATGGGCAGTTATAGACCGTATGGCTATAATATTGTTAAGACTAAGACAAGCAGAACTCTCATACCGAATCCAGACGAAGCTCCATATGTTAAAAAGATTTATGAATGGGCTGTCACAGAGAATCTGTCGCCGTACAAGATAGCTAAGCGTCTTGACAATATGGGAGTGCCTACTTATTACGGAGACGACGAGTGGTCGAAAGACACTATTAAAACCATTTTGACGAATCCGACCTACATTGGAAAGGTACGCTGGAACGATCGGATGCAGGTCAAGACAATGTCTAACGGCGAACTCGTTACGTCGCGTCCCAGATCAAATCATACTGATCACTATATGGAATACGACGGTAAACATCTAAAAGATGCTCTTATTGATAAAGAAACCTTCCATAAAGCTAAGTCTCGTTTTACCACTGATTCTACGAAGTCAGGTCTTAAACTTTCTAATCCTTTAGCCAGTATATTAAGATGTAAGAACTGTGGACGAGTAATGGCCTATCAGTCCTATAAGAATCGTAAGGCATATACGCCACCGAGATATAATCATGTTCCATCTCAGAAATGTAAAGTGAAATCAGTTGTAGTGGATGATGTTATTAAAGCAGTGATTCACGCCTTAAAATTGTATATCGAAGATTTCGAGATGAAACTTGACAATTTACCAGAGTCAAACGAAAATGAGATTAGTAAACAAATAGAATCAATGAGAAAAGAAATACAAAAAACTGAAAGGAAGCTCTCCAAGCTTTTCGATTCTTGGGAGGATGAAAGGATAACTGACAACGAGTTTGTAAAACGTAAAACCGTCCATAATAGTCGAATAGAAAGTATCAAAGAAGAAATAGAAAATCTTGAATATACAATTCCAGAAAAGGAAGAGTACCAAGAAAAAGTTATTCTGCTATCTGAGGCATTGCAAGCGATCGATGACGATGCGTTAGATGCCGAAATTAAAAATGAATATCTTAAGCGAATCATTAATACAATTGAGTTTAGCAGAGAAAATAATTCTGAGTTTATTCTTGACATAAACCTGCACTAGAACGTGTGGGTTAGTCTTTGCCCCGTATATCTATCGTTAGTGTGTTACTTTTACATCGCCCTCACGATAGATATGACAGGAAATCATGAGGAGGAAATATAAATGAGAATAGTATGGAAAGATAGTTCGCCTAAAACTAAACCTTGGATAACACTGCAATATCGAGAATATATCGTAAGCCAATGCGAAGATGGCTGGGTCACAAATATGCCGGGTGACTACAACATTTACATGCCGAGGGAATGCGCCTTGAACGCCATTGACGAAACATTAGGAGGTAAGACTCGCAAAGCTAATCCTAAAAGACATCTAATGGGGATTAACATTGTTGGTAGAAAGGATGATGCATCATGAGAATTATTTGGAAAGATAGTACCGCTGCAAAAGAATACGAGCCTATAAAATATAGAAAGATTTACATCTTCGGATCTCCTGAGGGTTGGGAGGTAAATATAAAAGGAGATGATAATCTGTATAAAACACACTACTGCGCACAAAACGCAATCGACAAATACTTTGGCGACTTCGGAACACGCGGAACTGAGAAGCGAAGAAACTATGGCATCCAAATAATTGGACAGAAAAATAAAATTGGATAAAAAGAAGAGGGGTTGTAGCTTTCGCTAGCCCCTCTTTCTATTATTTGTCGTTTCTCGGCTCAGTGTAACCCATAGCCTGTTTGCTATCGGACAGGGTCGCAACGGTAGGATCGTTTACAACACCAATGAGAGCCAGAACACTGAATACAGTGCCGACAATCGCGATAAGCTGCTCTGATATACCAGCAATACTCAGTTCCACTCCGAACAGAGCACAAACCTGCTGAGCCAGCAGAAGAACTGCAGGTATGATTGCTACCCAAAACGCCTTATTCTTAATTCGTACTGTCCAGTTGATTTTCATAATATGTCCTCCTTTTAATGATGTGTATTATTTGTAGTATTTTTCTGCCACAACTCAAGGTCATCGATTCGATGATTAGCGACCTTGAGATCTTTTCTATCAAGTTCTTCGTTTCTCTCTAGATTGTAAACTCGTTCGATGACACTATTGTGTTTTTCGACTTTCTTCTCGAGCTGTTCGATTCGATAGACTACAAGTTTATTCGACGCAAGAATCCCGCATAAAGATCCAAGCAACGTGCCGGCAAGCGACAGAATAGCAATAATTATTTCACTCATAAGTAATACCTCTTTATGCAGACCATTTTCCATATACGTGGAAAGTAATTTTTCCGCTAATACTTGTGGAGCTGGTCGGACGCACAAGATGATAATTAGGTGGTTTTGACGTTGTTGCTTTCGTATAGGGCCAAAGAATCGCGCCAGGCCCGTCGCTTTCATAACTAGCTGTTACGTTTGGCGAAGTTACCGTGAATGGGAATGATGGCGTAGTGATCCCTCCTGTACGGTACATATTACCCAAAGCAGTCGAACATGCTCCAGAATAGTTATAATATCCCCACAGCTCTGTATCACCGTTAGACCATTTTTTGTATTCCCATGTTCCGGAGGAGCCACGATCTACGCTCAGGATTTCGCCATAGGTATCTTTAACGGTCGGTGCTTTTAATGTTATTGTACTGTCGGCTGTGATATCTATATAATTTTTATTCATATCTATAGAAGATGCCACGGAGTCACTAGCAGCGCTATACATATATATTTGGGTTGGAAAAACTCTAATCATCGACCTCTTCAGTTCAGAACTAGCACAAACTAATGATGCTGTACTAGTACCACTAAGAGTCGGACTAGCGGAATTAATTTTAAAACTACTACCACCCCAGCTATCAGTCCCATACGAAATGGATCCTTCGCCACCACAGAGTTTAATTACAGAACTTGTCGAATCCTTGCCAAGCTCTATGCGGTTAGTTCCATAGCTCGCCACTTCAGTTCCAGAAGAATTCAGAATATTAAATTCGCTAGACGTTATCTGTGTGCGATAACCACTCCACAAACCTCCAGATTTATTACCCAACTGCAGACCATCAGTGGAATCGTAGCTTAAAAAATTGGTAGCCGTCTTAGCTGCATCGGCAGCATCAGAAGCAGCAACATTAGCTGTATTAAGTGCATTAGTAGCTTTTGCGTCAGCATCAGCAGCATCAGAAGCAGCAGCATCAATTGCCGACTGTATGTCACCACTGCCAAAAGCCAATGCAAGTTTATAACTTCCATCAGTATCTTTATAATACTTCAAGTAATTGTTACCATCACCGATAGCAAGCTGTCCATCTTTCCCAAGATAAATTCCACGAGTAGTATTATTTATACCAGCTTTCGCACCAGAGTATATTGCATTGCTGCCGATGTTAAAACCACCAATGGTAGCGTCAAATGCTACTAAGTCGTCCACTGCAATTTTAGTCGCGGTGATAGATTTTGCGGTGATGATACTACCGTTCAGACTGTTATAGTCGGTCTGCTGAGCTTCTATCGTCATTCCGTCAGTGTTAAGTTTATAATATAAACCATCTTCGCCTTTAATAACTAATTTATCAGCAACGACCGTATTACCCTCAATCAAGTCACCTTTAATCGTTACGCCAACTAATTCACCTGTGATTTGTGTATCACTTGCTACTAAGTTTCTAATAATGCCTGATTCAGTAAATAGCTTCTCGACAGCAGCCATATTAATATTTGCAAAGTCGATGTTTGCGTATTTTGCGTCGAAATCAATAGCAGAGAGCTTCTCAATTTTGGCATCAGTGGCTTCAAGATTCTTTATAGTCGCGTACGTAATCTTCGCTTCATCCGCAGATAGTTTACCAACCTTCAGACTCCCAATTTCAGCATCGAACTTCTCATCCATCGCTTGGACATCATCTGTTCTGGCAGAAGGAGAGGTCATGTTACCGGTAACTACAGCAGTATGGTCTTTAACCAAGACAGTTACTCGATCACCATCTTCTATATCTGTTGTAGTAGACACGGGAGTCGTTAGATCCGAACCATCAAACTTTGCATATACTGAGTCACCATTCTTAACTATCGTTCCGTAAACCGTGGTTTCAGTCTTCGGTGTTTCGCTATCATTGGTAACCTTAGCGAACTCACTCACTAGTTTTTTCGGTAATTCCACTTGTTATCACCTCCATAGTTTAGTAGTGTAAACTGCAGTTTCGGTGACTTTACAGCCTGCACTACAGTCAATAGATTGGCTAATAACTTTTGCTTTCACATCAGTTATGCCAGAACGAGTATAATTAAGACGCACACAATCGCCAAGTCGCACAGGACAATAACCGTGTGAATAAGTTACAGTACATTCCAATGTGGACAACTGACGAAGAAGACGCTCGGCATATTCCTGCGTCTGATTCTCAGTAGGATCACCATACAAATCCGGATTGGTTACCCGATGAACGATTTCACGACCGCGTTTTACTGTCGATATTGGACTATTCGGATCGTCATTCACCGCTCGAGCGTGGTATGTGTCATGTTCGCTAGAATATACAACCTCAACAACATTCGGGATGCCATATAAGTCCCTATCAAGGTCGACATCTGGATAAAGAATCGAACTGTTGTCATCAGTGTATGTCCAGACTGGCTGTAATGCGGCGGCGTCCTGCACTGGCAGAAAGAGAACTCTCCCAAGTTCGTCCAAACCAAATGTGTACTTGGCGTTTGCTATTAAGTCGGTTAGAAACGTTAGCCAAGTGTCATCAGTATTCGCAACGAAATCGGCATAGAGCGTCGTTTCACATGTTGTCTCGACAACCGGCGCTCTGACTCGTTCCCTGCACAGACGATATGCAGTGTTCATGATGTTATCGTCTTTGAGTAACGAATAGCCGATAGGTGGGAGATTCTCTTTCAACTCAAGTAAAGGGGTGTAAGCGTCTATTGAAATGTCTCTAGTCTTACCATTAAAGCTCCACGATGGGGTTTGAACCAAAAATGTTCCAAGCGGTTCTTTGTATCTCTTCCCATTTTGAATTGCTACAAGATACACTCGAATATAGCTTTCGCCTATGGACTCTGCTGCATTTATAGTCGCAGACCCAAGTGTTGCCGCTTCCGAGTCACGATCAATTGTGCAGCTCAGAACATTTTCGATTCGTTCAACGTCTTTCCAAGTACTAGGGTCAACAGTATAATATTCAAACGTTTGCTGCATTGACGACAGCCAATCGATCATATTATATACCCCCTTCTACTCGTGTAATGGAAATGGATACCGGAATAACTACGTCTTTGTGGTTGATGTTGAAAGACACACTGACATTTGCCCAATAACCACTTCCGGAGGGTTCACGCACATAAACATCGCCCATCCAATTCTGTAAACGGCGTAAAGCATAAAGGGTCTCTATATCAGACTTCGGAATATCGGTCTTCCAGGTCTGTATGACACCAAGCTGAGTGCCATAATACGTAATCGGATGTTCTCTACCAATGTACTCAACTAACTCAACGTCGCGACTATTGCTATCCGATACATCGATGTTATATGGTAGTTGAAGCATTGAACCAGACCATACAGGAGATACAAGGGTGTCCCCAGGCGCAGCATCAAAGTTAACCCACGCCTCATCCCACTGGATAATTGCAGCCTTTCCGCCAACAGGTTGTGCAGGGACATCATAATAAATAACCCGCCCTGTTGTTTTATACGTGGCTACGATTCGATATCTAGCATAGTCTAGGGCAGGATGCGGATCACTGACAAACATGTTCCCAGTATTTTTGACACCACTAATGATCTTAGTGAATTTACCGTTGTATTCTCGTCGATATACGGCAAGAGTCACGTCATCCACAATTTCTCCGCTAGCATTTGTACAGTATGGATTTATAGCAGCAGCATAATTACTTGAGTTGATACCGATTCCACAATCTAAGTTATAATCTTCCTCCGTAGACCATCCGACAACAAATGACGTAGACGACTCGGCGCTTAAGCCAGAGTTCATGGATACTGCGCAAGTCACCGTATAGCTAGCGTTATTAACCAGGTTAACATCGCCTGCGGATAAAGTTGTCGATAGCGTCGATACATTATCGAAGTATCTAGAATATAGTGTATCGCCTTTATTCACATACTTTTTATTACCAATAGCATCTACAGTCTCGTAAGTACCATTAGCTGTAATGGCTAAGTGATAGCCTATTGCGCTCTGGCTAGACGATCCAGCAGATGCTCTGATATTTATAGGAAAGGATGTGAGGACACTGAAGTATTTACCAGTTGAGTCTGTAACACTTAGAGTTACGGTTGGCGGGGCGTAAATATCAACGGTTCGCTGTACAGACCAATCGCCATAAGTACCTGTTACGCCGGCAGTTCTGACACGCCATAAGATCTTACCGCCCTCTTGATACCCAGATGTGCTGAATGTGTATGAGCTGGTTTTATCTTTTTCGTCTTCTTCAGTCGAATTCGTTACAGTGTAAGTCCTAACACTATTATTCACAGTGACTTCAAGTTCGGCTTTAGTCTGACTCGAGCCGTCCTCGGAATTATGAACCCAATAAAAGATCAAGGGCTCTCCTACAATAACGGTTGTTGTCGAAGACCAAGTGGTAGGCGCTGACGGTGCTTTACCTACAGTTACTGAACTAGGTTGAGACCATGCAGACTTACCCTCTGAGTTAACAGCTCGAAGTCTGAAGAAATACGTGTCACCATCTTCGAGACCGGTTTTCTCGTAGCGAGTCGTTTCAATTCCTGTTATAGTCTGCGTCTTATCCGAGCTATCGAAGTAGTCGAGTTTGGTTGTGTACTCGATATCGTAAGATGTAGCAGTATTAACCGCATCCCACTCCAGATATACAGAAGTTGCGGTTTTCGCCACACATGTTGTAAATCCGGAGGAGGATGCCGGCATTGTGCTGACACTACTAGACCAGGCAGACCACTCGCCATGCATATACGCCATGTCTAGTGCGGGCTTATTTTCATATAAACACCAACGACAGCGGACCTTATATTTACTACCAGCGTCAACATTGCACGAGTAATCGACATGCCTAGTTGCAGTTACGATAGCCCGACCGGAGTTAAATAGTATCGTCTCATCTTTATACACTTCAAACTCAACTGACTTTATATCAGTGTCGTCCAAACCATCCAGAGAAGCGGTTAATAAATAGTCCTCCAGTGTTACGCTAGGCGCTGATAATGTATCTGGATAACTGGTGAAGTTGTGAACGCAGCGTGTCGACCACTCAGCAGTCCAATAACTTTTTTCATAACCATTATCGGTATAAGTCTCAGATACAGGTAAAATGGTAACATAGACCGCTTTAATATTCGTATCAGATACAATGCAGGTGGATTGATTTTCGGGAGGGTTGACGTTATCGTACGAAAGTTTCTTCCACTGGGGTTCGCCATTACTAAGATAGTCACCAGCAAAGTAATTCCAATGTACGTTATAGTATTTTGCAGCATGCTTTTTACCATCCGACGACGTCGGCGGATCAAAGGACCACTGCACAGTTAACTTTCTAGGACTACCTGTCTCAGGATCAAACTTGACTATTTTTACAGTTAGCGCCATACATCACACCCTCCTTCCGATTTTAGCGTATCGCACAAGCGTTTCGACAGCATCAGTAACATTAGAACCATCGTCATAGGTGATACCATTGACTGTGTTATACGTGTTACCGATTCCATCGAGCTTGTTGCGTAGTTTATTAATTGCCAGGATTATGTCATCATTCTTTCCATTTTGACTCATCGCGTTCATCGTAGAACCAATGGCATTAAGATTTGCTTGGACTCCAACCGTCTGAGCATTGTTAAAGAGTCCGCTAATAGCATCGGCACCAGTTTGAACGTCGCTAAGATCAACCACCGGGCGAATTGTAGGCTGGGCATCCATGTTTCCACTCATAACATCGAGCACAGTTGCCATAGCGCTTCTCGTAGTGTTTATTGCAGATGTTGCCATGCTACCAACTGCACCAGTTACTTCGCTACTAAGCATACCAATACCCATAGCAAAGCCTTCAGGTATTCCAGAACCAATTTCCCTGAATACCTTAGACGGAGAATTGATCTTCAAGGCCTTTCTCGCTGCTTCTGCGGCTGCTTCTGCCATGGCTTTAGCTTTCGCGGTTGCTTTGTATGCATTTTCACTAATTCCATTTGCAAAACCAGTGACCAAATAAGAACCAGCGTTGTAGAACGAGTTGTAGTTGCTACGGATTTTAGTTGATGCGCCAGATACACAGGAAGATACTGCGGAGTCTATACCCCTCTTCTTACTAGTTATACCGTTCGCTAACTTAGTAGCCAACATAGTGCCTGCATTGTAGAAGACAGTAGCCTTGGAGGTTATCGCTTTACTTGCAGAGGCAGCTATTCCGCTAGCAACTGTGCTAACCGATGACATCCTCGACTGCATTCCCTTGATCAACCCGTTAATCATATCTGCGCCAACAGAAGATAATTTTACGGTTGCACCTGAGAATGCTTTAACAACCCCAGCAATATTAACTTCGCTTAGTTTAGATACAGCAGCACTGAAGGAGCTTACCCCGCTAGTATCCATACCAGACAAACTCGATATGAAAGTCCTTAATCTATTAGCCGAAGTAATGGAACTAGACACAACACTAGTATCAATACTAGAAACTTTCTCGAAATACTTCTTCAACTGTTTGCCGATCTCATCTGGCTTGAACTTACTAATTCCGCCGGTCTCTAAACTAGACAAACTCGATATGAAGTTCTTCAGTCTATTAGCCGAAGTAATAGAACTAGAGATAAGCCCAGTGTCAACTTCAGCAACTTTATCGGAATATTTCATCATCTGTTTGCCGATTTCGACAGCCTTGAAGTTTCCTACACCGCTTGCGTCAAGCTCCGTAAGAGATGCTATAAAAGTTTTAATGCGGTTTGCTGCGGTTATGACTGTGGACATAGCCCCAGTATCAATCTCTGCCGTCGAAGTACCAAAGTTAGACATTGCAGCGGCGAAGTCATCGATACGGGCAGAGAAATCAGATAGATTCATCTTGCCGTCAAACCAATGCTCCTCCGGGAGAGATTTTTGCAGCTCGACTAATGCGGTGCCGGTATTGGTTATTGATGTTATAACTTCTTCGGTTATGCCATTCTCACCCATGCCAGTCTTGAGCTTACCAATTGCATCTGCAAACAAGCCCAAATTTTCACCGAATCTACCGAGGTCGTCTCTGCCAGTGAACCACGAGACAACACCACCCATTGGTTCGAGAGTAGACTGGAATTCAGCAAGTTTAGTTGCGGCGGTAATAACAGATCCCAATGCGGCTTCATCTAAAGTAGCACCTTCCAAAGTGGCCAAAGCCGTTTTCATCGAGAAAATGAATGCAGCCACATTAACGCCGAATTTACCCAGATCAGCTCTACCAGTAAACCAAGAGATGACACCACCCATTGGTTCGAGAGTAGATTGAAGTGTAGAAAGACTGGTAGCTGCAGAAACTATGGAATTCATAGCCTCAGTATTAAGTGTAACACCGTCAAGGGTTGTGAAGGCCATCTTCATCGATACAATAAAGTTGCTAACGTTAACACCGAAAGTAGCCAAATCGTCTCTACCACTAAACCAAGTAATGACCCCTCCGATAGGTTCGAGAGAAGTCTGAAGTGTGGATAGACTGGTAGCTGCAGAAACTATGGAATTCATAGCTTCAGTATTAAACGTAGCGCCTTCAAGAGAACCGAAAGCCGTCTTCATTGACACAACAAACGCGCAGACGTTAATACCAAATCTACCTAGGTCATCTCTACCACTGAACCAAGTAACGACTCCGCCAATAGGCTCTAAACTAGTCTGAAGTGTGGAGAGGTTTTGTGCAGCGGAAATAAGGGCGTTCATAGCTTCAATGTTAAGCGTAGCACCGTTTACGGAGCCAAAAGCTGCAAGCATAGAATTTACAAACTCGCCGATATTAACGCCGAAAGTAGCAAGGTCATCTCTTCCGTTGAACCAGGTAATGACTCCACCAATAGGCTCCAAGCTAGACTGAAGATCGGATAAGTTCTGCGCAACGGCAATAACAGAATTCATAGATTCTGCATCGATGTTAACTCCAGTGGATGCCTTACCAATCTCTTTCATGGCAGTAAAGAATGCCACACCATCGGCTTGGAACTTTTCCATAGATGTTCCGCCAAAAGTGAAGATGTCACCTATGGTTGTTTTAACTGTGGTCGAAGCTATATCACCTATAACAGCCATCAATTCCTTCACACCGTCGAAGGACTCAGCCTTTATCATGGATGCATTAGTACTAGCAACAGAAAGCGCAGACATGAAAGCTGCGATATCCATTCCTATTTTGACCAGACTGGCACCGAGAGCTTCACCTATTGCTCCAATAAACATGCCGATCATCGTGCCAATGCTACCAGCTAACTGTTCGAGGACTGGGAGACCAGTGTCGAGGAATTTCTGGATACTTGGGAACTTGTCCATTAAAGCGCCTATAGCAACCGCCAAACCGCCAATAATAACAAACAGAGCAGCAAGAGAACCGATCCCTATAATCGCAGCAGGTCCTAAAAGACCAACAACTGCAAGCACCGGTAACAATAAAGTCATGGCGGTCATCAAAGTAACCAACGATTTAACTTTTTCTGCAGCGTCTTCGATGCCGTTCATTTGCTTTAATGCTTCGATAAAGACCAGCATTGGTATAACCATCGCAGTTAGTGACGCTATTCCCGTCACAACACCAGACGAAAGATATTTGCCTATAAGCGATATAGCAGCAAGCAATCCAGTAGTAACGGTCATTAAAAGAGTCAATGCTAAAACATTGGTCATTGCAGACGATGCGTCAATCGTATTGAGTATAGCTATGATGCCTGTGAATATAACCACAAGACCAACCAGAGCAATAAGTGGTCCTACTTTAACAGTTTTGATGCCGTTCATACTCTTTACCATCAACGCGAAAGCTGCCATAACCGCAGTCATTGCTCCTGCCGCGGAGATGAGACTTTTCGTGTCAATGAAGGATAATGCCACGATAGATGCCGCCATTACACCGATAGCAATAGCCATCATCATGATAGAAGCCTTGACGTTTTGTGCACCTTTCAGAGCCTTTATCATGGCAGTCATCATAGCACTAAGTAAACCGACTGCTATAATACCCTTGGCTAAACCGCCAATATCCATAAAACTAAGCAGGATGGCTACGCCAGCAAGAATAGCAATTGAAACTGACATCGCCAGGATAGTTCCGGCAACTTTAGCCATTTGTTTCTCACTACCAGCCTGAAGAATGGATATCATCGTCTTAACTAATACTACAAAGCCAGCAACAAACGCAGCACCCTTGAATATCTCGCCGACGGTTAGTTTTCCAACGAGTTTACAAACGCCGACCATTAGCATAAGAGAAACTGATATGCTTAAGATTAAGCCGCTAAATTTCGCTATTTGCTGTTTCTTTCCGATTGTAGTCGCTTTAACAAGAGCTCTTACAAAGATTACAAAAGCAGTTGCAAAGGCGGCGCCTTTAAGCATTTCTTCTGCCGACAGTGTATTGACAAGTTTACAGACACCAACCATAAGTGCCATCGCGATTGCTAATTTAATAGCCAATCCACCGACTTTACTTACGTTATTACCAGCCGTCTTTGCAACCTTCGTTATAGCAATCACGAAAACAGCAAAGCCAGCAGCAAAAGCCGCACCCTGTAGCATATCTTCTGCCGACAGTGTTCCGATGAGCTTGCATGCAATGGCCATCAGTATAATAGCAACAGCCATCTTTTTCATCATACTACCTATGCCGGCAACGTCTTTTGAGTAACGAGATATTCCACCGATTGCTGCTATAAATGCAATCATGGCAACAGCTACACCAGCAAGTCCAATAAAGCCCTGTTTGGCTTTCTCAGGGTCCATGTTACCGATGAGTTTTACAGCTACTGCAACCAGCAATAGCGCAAGACCAATTTGTATAATGGAGTTTTGTATACCCTTGACATCCAGTTTCTTAGACGCAATATTTAGGTCGATAGATGCAGAACTTAGTTTAGCCATGGCTATGGATAACGCGATAAGTATAGCAGCGAGTACACCTATAACTCCAACTGCTTGCCATAACTTGTCTGGGTCATCGATCCTGGTCAGAACCCAAATAGCTGCAACTAAAACACCGATAGCAATGGCCATCTTGAGCATAGCCTTAGCTTTCAGATCCCATGCTATGCCGTTAAGAACTTTGCTAAAGCTTTTAAGTACTTTTCCTGCACCAGCAATAAGATCGTCGAATCCGCCAAGAGCATTAGCAATTCCACTAAAGGCGTTCGCTAATTGCTTTAGGACCCAGATCATGCTGACTATTATGCCGCCAGCAAATATTTTACCCCATTCGATATTGCCGCTTTCATCCGTGATATAATCCCATAATCCCTTAAAGATCTTTACGATTTGTTCACCAACGGTCTTAAAGACGGATAATACAGCCCCGATCGCTTTCTTAGCACCATTGATAAAACCCTGGAAGAAGTCCTGGGCTATCTCAAATGCTTTCCACGAGGGAGAATGTACACCCAAAGCTTCTTTAAAGGCGTCTACGAAATTGAGGCAGAAATTAACGATCTTGTCAATGACGCCAGAAATGCTAAAATTAATTCCATTTTGAAATCCTGCGATAAAGTCTCTACCAATCTGAAGTGCAATTCCGGGAAGAGATTTTAACGCTCTCGCTAAATTTGCTCCAAGTGACGTAGCGAATTCAGAGAGATTGATTTTTCCGCTAGTAAGTTTATCGAACGCTGATTTAATGGCTTCAATTGCTGTTACGAGTTTTTGTACAGCTGGGGTTTGTTTAAGCGTATTAAACCATTCTTTAAACCTTGCGATTAAACTCGGGAGCTTATCTACCAAACCATTAATAGCTTTGGCAAGAATATTGCCCTCGAGCACCCAATCACGAAACGCTACTAAAGCATCGCCAATACTAGCAGTTACGTCAAGTATATCTAAATGGAATGAACTTAAAACTGCCGAGAGAATCTTGAAGGCGATATTAATGCCTCCACCAACAATAGTTCTGATGATATCGAGAACAGCGAATAATCCTTTAAATGTTCTAGTTAGTTTTTCAGCAGTTTTTTCACTAGGAATCAGAGACGCTGTCAATTTATGGAACGCTGCTATAGCATTGAAGATTGAATCAGCTTGTATAGGATCAAAAATACCTCTCCATGCTTTACCGATAGATGTGAATACTTGGACTAATGCCTTACCAATATTCTTAAAGGAATTCATTAACAGCCAGCGTCCGTTAATTTCATCTAAATTATCGATAAACTCATCTAAAGGAATACCAAGTTTCTCAGCAGTGCTTCGGAGTTCTTTTAAAGCTTTGATTTGCTCTTCTGTATAGCCTTTAGCCCGAAGCTGTTCATCAGACAACTTAGCTAAAGCCTTTATCTGATCCTTTTGGGCATCGGTAAGCTTTACAGTTTCTTCTTGTGTTTCAGAAGTTACTTCTGCCGTTTCTTCAGTCACCTTGACAGATTCTGTCTGCTTACCAAGAAGTTTGTCCTGTGCCGCTATTTGCTCTTCCGAATATCTGAAGGCATTATTAAGTGTTTCATTTACTTTATTTTGGACCCTATAATAATTTTCTCCAGCCTCGGTTAATGCATTAAAACGGTCTATTCCATTTCCGAAGTCACCTAAAATGACTCTATCTACTATATTTCCAAGATCGCTTACTGCCCCGGTGACTTCAGTTACAGTTCCAGTAACTTTACTCACAGTATCGGTTACAGTATCAGCTACTTTCTTCACTGGCTTTAATGCACCGGTAATCTTATCCGCTAAACTCGAAAAACTCTTACCAAGAGCACTCTCTAATAGCGCATTCCGCCAATCGGACATCTTGTTGATAAAACCGGTTAGCGTATCAGCCAAAGGCGTCAGAAGTTCCTTAGCTTGTTCGAAGTCACCGATTATAATTTGCCAAGTCTTTGCCCAGCCAGATTGGGCTGCTTCTTTAAGAACGTCCCATAACTGACTGAAAGTTTTGACTTTAGTAGCGGCATCCGTGGCGGTCTTCGCCATCTGTAATACCGATTTAATTTCATCTTTATTTTTGCCAGATTTATTTGCTAGTGCTTCTGCAGCTTTATCAATTGCCTCTGCTTCGCCATATTGGGCTTCGGCAGTGTCGAGAGCTGCCTGGACTGCATCTACAGATAATCCGGTATATTCTGCAATATATTCATTAGCTCCGGAAGTAGTAAACTTCTTTAGAGTTTCGGTAAGAACTTCAGAAGTAAGCCAACCGGTCTTAAGAGATTCTCTGAATGATCCCTCTGCTTCAATTGCCGCGTCAGCACCAGTATTAAGTAGTCTAGAAGTTTCTTTAAGAGCATTCTGGAATACTTCGCCACCCATACCAGCATTAACAACTGAGTTCCAGTCCATAAGCTTAACTGTACCGGAAGCCAATGCCTGAGAAAGCTGATACATTGCAACACTCGCTTGCTGAGAGGTTGAACCAGATACAGCTGCCAAGTTAGCAATACCCTGAATTGCGCTAACTGAGGTTTCCAGATCAATACCAGCTGCTGTAAACGTACCAATGTTACGGGTCATTTCCGTAAAATTGTAAATAGTTAAGTCAGCATAATGGTTCAACTCATCTAACGCGGCAGTTACATCGTCAATGGTAGTTCCTTTTGATGAGGTGTTTGCAAGAATAGTTTGGACCGCATTAATCTGCGTTTCGTATTCCCGAAAACCGCTCATGACAGGATCGATCGTCAACGCCGAAACAATCTGTTTACCGGCATTAATCGCAGAGTTTGTGATATTAGCTAGCGCTGTAACGCCAATCACTTGGAGAGCTGAGAATTTAGCGCTTACTGATTCTACACCGGAGCCTAATCCAGTCATGTCAATTTTCTTAGAAGCAGCGTTAATGTCTTCTAATCCCTTAGACGCGCCGGAAAAGTTTAATTTTTGTTTGAGTTTGTCAAGTGTAGACATGGAAGTCGCGACATTAGATTCGAACTGTTTATTGTCGAATCGCATTTCTACGACTCTTTCATCAATAGTTTTACTCATATCTTGGTGACCTCCTCCCATGCCTCGTCTACAATTCTATCAAAGACTGGTTGAATCGCAGGATTAATATAGTCTCTACCCTCGACCCAACCGCCATTTCCAGTACCGTGTCCATATTGTAATATGATAGCAATTGGGACACCGTCATTAAAATTCGAGTTAGAAAATGTAATAGTGGCAGACCCATTGTCGTGAGAAACCTCATAAAACCACGAGTCTGCCGTTTTTCCCGTATCTACAGGTGTTGCAGACGCAAGGGCAGCCGCTCCCTCTCGACCGTATTTGTCGAGAATACTTAAACGGGCAACACCCTTTGCTTTTTCCAAAAATCGATTAAGCTTAGAGAAGTCGCCCTTTTGTCTGAAACTAATCATTTTGAATTTCTCCTTATACTCTTGTTGCGTAGTCGAGTGAAATCCAGCCTTCGCCAGACTTCAGTCGTCCCCAACCTGCAGTAGAACCGTTTCCGTCCTTTACCTCGCTAATGACGAATACGCCTTTACCGGTGTAATCGCCAGTTCTTTCGCAATCCATTCCAGGACCTTTTCTGATGTTAAGATAATCGATATCTACCTTGACCGAAAACGAGTTGTCAACCTGTGCTTCAACTTTAGGTTCACAAACCTCATTCTCTTCAACAATTTCGTCAGTATAATTTGCAGCATTGTTCATGTCCTGTTCATACTGTTTTGTCTTATTTGCCTTTTTCTTATTGTGCTTTTCTGCAGGATTATTGCTCATTCGCTTATCATCCTTTCGTGTTTAATTGCTGTCTACGAGAAGCATTTAGAGCAGCATTGCGATTTAAAATTTCGCGTCTACTTTGTTTCTTCGGAGGAGTATTCTTAATGCCACATACCCTAATCAGAGTAATGAGACGGTTCAGATGCCATTTCTGGCATTCAAACGGAATATTGGATGCGATCATCCAATAGTATATTAACTCCGAAGTGATTATTTCTCGATTCTTGCTTTTGTCAGTCTCTTTGCCGAAGGTGGTCGCTGTCATTGGATCTCCAATGTAGCCCATAATCTCCTTGATGTTTTCACTTGTCAGATGGTCATAGACATTGGGGTCCACATTCTTTGTTAGTGTCATGCACTTTATATAGTCAAGTGTCTCTTCGGCAGTCATCTCTTTCTTTGAATAAAATGGGGTTTTCCACTTCGATTCCCATTTGGAAAGAGAGACGAGAGAGTGTTCCAGTTGAAGAGTTTGGACCTTTGGTTCGACAAATTCTTGCTTCTCGTCGTCCCATCCTTCTGGACTAATTGGCACTTTGATTATCAGCATCTCTCATCTCTCCGTTATTATCATATTTATGCGTTCGGCAAAGCAGTCTTGGCCTCCTGTGCAAGATCAGCCGGGACGATACCATTGATGAACTTAGCAGCAGCCTCAGCATCGGTAGCCAGTTCCATAAAGATCTGAGAATAAGCTTCGGTCTGCGAAAATGCCTCAGACAATTCCTTAGACTTAATGAAGCGTCTACCATCATCGCTCTTAACACCATAAGCTTTCAGGACAAGATCCTTGAATACACGGATAATAGCAGGCGCGTCTTTTGCGTCGACAATCTTCTGGATGGACTCGGCCATGCCGCCATCGGTACCCATCTCCATTTCCAGTACTTCTGCCTTAGACAGGTTGAAATAGAAATTCTCGGTACGCTCAACTTCGTTGTAATCTTTGTAAGTAACAGTCTTCTTAATCATAATTTTTCTCCTTTCAATTAGACCGCTTATGTGCGGTGAACATAACATATTAATAGAAAAGGACCGCCAGCCTAACTGAATACGGTCCTGATTGCGTTACATGGGCTAAATGCTAGCGATTAACTCAGACAACGGCATTAATCAGAGCCGTGAGTTCATCAGGCAGGGGCAGATATGCTTCTTTTTCGGCGGTGCCGTAAAGAGCCTCCTCGATTTTAGTCATCTTCGCTTCGCCAACCTTTTTAGAATCAATGGTGATCTGAGAAGTGGGCTTGAAGTTGGTTACGTTAACAGGGGTGGTGGTAACTTCCCAAGAGAAGGTTATGGCTTCGGGGCTGTCGTTGATGGTTGCATAAGCCTTCTCGGACGGAGAAGCAAGGCAACCGTAGATCAGATGAAGCTTATAGCCATAATCACTACCGTCGACGTCATTGCCGACAGCAGTTCTGTAGCACAGACCGAAAGTCTTACGCTTCTGCTGACCGAGCATAACACCATCTGCGAGAGCTGCGGAGCCATCGCATTCTGCAAATTCATCAGGATAAGTATAAGCCTCAATAGTCGCACCGAACTCTTCGTTGGACATCAGGCTGAGATACTTGATATCGTCAGCATACAGAGCAGTGGCTTCTGCGCCAGACGGACTCTCGGTAACAGCAGTCAGACCATTCCAAGCAACACCCTTAGTATATTTACCATCAGTCTGGATAGGATACAGAACACCCTTCTGTACACCGGTTTCGTAAAAACGTTCGCCGGTTTGGTCCCAAGTAAGTATAGACATATTTAGTCCTCCCTTTAATAATAGATTGTAAGCACATCGTGGTTTAAATTATCGGCAACATAGTGCCGATCGTAACTGCAGTATGGCAACGCAAGTAATTTCTTGATTACTGGATGATCAGGTAGTCTGGAGATCACTATTAGTTCATAGCAATCTCGCATCATGTACTTGCCGTCATTAGCGTGCCTAGTCATGATATCTTTTTTAGAATACCTGATCGCATCATACTGCATTTTTGTAGACTCTGGGGGCTGGTAATACACATTAGAACTACCCAAGAGTTCCTGAAGCAAACTATGTAATTCTATACGGTCAGCCATTATATTCTCCCCCAAGACTTAGGATTAGTCGTGGGCGTTGAGGTTCAACAGTATTGACTTTCCACTTAACGCCATCAAACACGACATATCGAATGGAGTGAAAATGAAGACTAGAGTATGGGTCGGCAACTATGCTAAGTTCGACAGACACGTCTTTGTCGTCATTTACATTCCCAGAAACCTGGAATTTACTAGATTTCCTTACAAATTCACCATAGTAGGCACGAACAGTCTCCTGTTCCTCCCAAGTACCAGGCTCAACTTCGACCGTCTCAACATAGCCAACATTCCCAAACCATTTATTCATCATTTTCACTCCTATTTTGAATTATTACGGGTTATCAGCCCTGACCCGCTTTGGAAGCAGTAGCAACCGGCTCCTCAAGAGCAATTGCGGAGTAGACCTCAGTCAGAGCACCAGACAGACGAGTCTCCATCAGATACTTGAAAGTGTTGAAGTCGAGATCAAAGTCGTCAAAGCTAGTGATCTCGCCGCCCTTAACGCAACCGAACTGGTAGTTAGCCATGTTAACGAAGATACCAAGCAGGTTGTACTTCTTGTTAGCCTCGTCCTCGCGCTGCAGACCCTCGAACTGCTCGACAGTGTAAATGTTCGCAACATCAAGTACGGTAGCAAGATCTGCACGGTTCTCGTAAATACGGCGGCCATTCAGGTCACGAGCAAGCAGCATGACGTTCAGCAGATGCGGAGTGCAGTAGAAGTCGAGAGCGCCCTTGCCCTTATACTTCTCACGAGCATGGAGAGCAGCAGTGATAATTGCCTCTGCATAGATGTAGTTTTCACCGAAGTTAGCAGCGGTATTAGTACCCTGAAGCTCCTTCTTAGCAGTAGCTATATCAACAGTAGCCTTGATGGTGTAGAGATCATCATCGTGCCAAATGGAACGAATGTGGTCCTCAGAGATCTTATCAGCATCGGTGTCCAGACGGCCATCACCAACGAGAGCTGCAAGAGCGATGTCTTCCTCGAGGTTACGCTTCATGATGTTACGCTGATATGCAACAACATCAAAGTCGGTGATATCCACGATGTCATCACGATGGAGAGCATCACGACGGTAAACGGTCTGAGGGTCGGTGGTACGCATCAGAACCTTAACATTGCCGGAGATGGTCTTCTCGGACTCGCGGTTCTTATAACCCTTTGCACGAATTTCCTTAGCACGTGCATCAACCTGCTTAGTACGAACGCGGGAAACGGGGCTCTTATGTGCCTTAGCCAGAACCTGATCAACCCAGCCTCTGTCACGCTCGAGCAGCTCAGGTGCGCCAGGATGTACATCCTTGAAATCGGGGAACAGCTTATCGATAGTGTCAAAGCCATGTGCCAGAGTATCCTGATGGTCGTTAGCAAATGCTTCCATAGCGCTCTTAAGAGTCATGCCAGGAGTCTTAGCTATTCTGATAATTTCCTCCTGATCAGCGTGAGTCAGAACGTTCATGGGCTGAGCAGCATCGCGGTCAAATACGTTAGTGTACATAGTTTCATTTCCTCCTTCAGAGTGTTCAATATTTTTGTCTTCGTTTTCATTTTCGGCGTCATCAAGCGCCTGAGCAATAAGTGCATAAACAACAGTCTTCTGTTCCTCAGTAAGAGTGTCGAACACATCCTGTACAGTCTTTTCTTTTTCGGGTTCTGCTTTCTGTTTCTGTTCCTTTTCAGGTTCTGCTTCAGTTTTCTTTTCTTTCTCTGCTTCTGCCATATTATTTTCCTCCTCCTTTTTCTTATCTTCACTAGCATGCGCAAGCGCGGTATCGGTATTAGCGGTTTCATCTTCACTATGGGCTAGTACTATATCTTCGCCTGTGAATATGATTCCTGCCTCGTCTGAATCTTCGCTATGACACATGACAGAATCGATATATGCACCGGGGTTAGCACCAGCCAAGACCAGACTAACCTCACGGATTGCACCATGAATAACATTGCCGCCCTGCTGTCTAAGCTGGTTGGCATAGATAGATAGCTGATTTACATCGCCATTACGAACCATTTCTCGTCCCATTTTGCCAGACTCGCTGTCATTGAACTTACAGTAGGCATATACACCTTCTTCCATGTTCTTCAGAAGAGCATGACCTAAGACATTAAACGGTTCATTATGCTGATGGTTCCATACCAGAGGGACACTGGCGCCATCGTTATCGATAAACGCGTCCTTCATGATGGTACGACCATCGGAGCATTTCATATTAGCTCGTGTAGCCCAGCCACTAAAATCGTAGTCGTTGCTACCAATTCCCATTTTGACTTTTCCTCCTTACTTACGAATCTATGTACTCGACATTTCATTCATTAGTTCACTTATCGGCTTACTAAGCAGTTCATTCATCGAGTTCGTTGTTGGCAGATTATTAATATCGCCATTTTCAACATGATTAAGATTGCTGTTAATAAGCTGATCGGCCTTAGGATCATCAGACGGCTTAAATCCGATAATCTGACGAACCTCATTAGACGTAAGAATCTCATTTCTAGTAAACTTATCCGCAATTTCAGCAATATTGTTAATAGGCACAAGTTTGAACGGATCTCTGAAAGCCATGATGGTTTGACCCTGGGTACGGGCAGTTTTGCTTAAAAAGCTACGTTTCATAGCGTCAACAATCGCCGAAACAATTGGCTCGATAGTTCGGTTATTATAGTTAAGCATCGTCTGCTCATCAGCAGTTCCGTCCATAATAGATGAGGTCATTCCAATCTGACTGTAGAACTGGTTGGTAAGATTCTCAATCTGCTTAGGTAAATTGTTCTCGATGGAACGATTGAGCTGAGTAACTTTTTCAGTTCCGTCAATGTATGCGATACCATACGGTCCTCTAAGCTGGTCAACAATAGCATCTCTTCTCTTATCAGCTTGCTGCTGCTTAAGTTCGCCTTTGACAGCATAGGGGAGCTGAATAATGAGATCCAACTTACCAGAAGCTGACTGTTCGTCAATAGCATCTAGCAAAGCCAGTTTTCTTAAGAGGCGTTTTAATGTGGAGTTCGATTCGTTAACGACCGAATATAGAGGGTTTTCGACAATCGCCACTGATTTCTTCGGCATAGTAATCTGTTCTTTTCGACCGGTCTGATCGTTATAGACTTCGATTTTTACACTGCGAGGAAACCATTCAATAATCTTACCAGTTCGCATTGACCGAATGTCGAATGACGTGCCAAGCACTGGATCACCTTTTGTCTCGATTGGAACTATCGCGATGACTCCTTCATCGAACATAGACATAACAGCTTCTTGTCTGAAAGCTCGATATGTTTGGTCAATATTGGCCTCGAGAGTCAAACACTCATTAAAATCAGATTTGATATCTTCGACGTATCGACCGTTGGCATCAATTCGACAATGCCTAATATCGACTGCGGCAACATCCATTGCAATTTTGTTAAATACGGATGTAGCAATGGTTCGTTCATTACCTCTAGAAAATCGAGGTCTATCCGGACGATAAGTGTAACTCATGCCAGGTTCGTTATAGAACATCGTAGGATCTCGATTTCTGAAAGCGTTCCAAGAGTTCTTAACTCTTGTTAATAATGTAGGTTTATCCATTTTGAAGTTTCCTCCTAAATGTTAATCTTATTGGCGTGAGTTTTTCTATACGCAATGCGACCGGACCCATACACACCCTGTTTATACTGATTGGGATCATAGCCGGCATTGGAGAGTGCCATGAAGACACCAACTTCTCCTCGTTTCGCAACGAAAGATACGACTCTGCCAGATGGGGCTCGAATATCGGAGGTTTTCTGACTCATCAATTCAGCCATTTTTCTGTTATAGGCATTAACTGTCTGAGCACTGAGCTTGCCGTTGGATTTCAGAGCTCCGGGAAGTTTTAGAAGCTCGTTGCCATATTCGTTAAGCTCTTTCTGAGAGGCTTTCTTAGCCGTAGCAGTTATTTTATCAGTCTTCTTCTTAGCCCATTTATAATCAGCTTTCTCGAGTCGCTTTCGCCCAGCAGGAGTGAGGCTTCCATCAGAATTCTGGTAACGTCTAACGCCCCATTTCATGCCTTTGATGCCCCAGTGATAAAGCTCACCGTCATAGACAATCACATATTCATTAGCCAATTGATCCACCTCCTTATTCAAAAGCTTCTTTATTAAGTTTCCACGCTACAAATGCGTCCATCATCGACGCTACTGGGTCAATCTTGGCTTCATAGCGCTTCTTTAGTAGTTTTCTATTGCCGTTCGTATCTTCAAGAGTAATAGCATTACCCATTGCAAAAGACATGAGCTCCTCGTCAAACAGTAAAGCTCGTTGCTCAGCGAGTTTCTTTAACTCGCCAAGAGGAACAGATTCTGTCTTAGCACCCTGAATAACCTTCTCGATTCCGAACGGTCCATTTTCTCTTTCCCAACGCTCTACAAACTCTCTAGCGTTATACGGGTCATATCCGAAGGATCGAACATCATACTCGCTAGCCACGATATGCTGGTCCAGATCCTCGTACACTTCCATCATGTCAAGCACTGTACCAGGCATAACAATCAAGCTACCTTCTGCGATAAACTCATCGTACTTTTTCCGCATTGCACTAGGTAACTTAACAAGGGTATATTCAGTTATGTAGTTACGAGTCTTAATACCGAATTCTCCACGAGGCAACGGGAATAAAAATACAAACGAACAGAAGTCATCACCCTGTGATAAGTCAGCTCCCATAGAGCAAGACATACGCCAATAGTCTCTTTTTCGAGTTTGAGGTAATGTCTCCTCATATGTGAAGAAATACGTATAACCCTCCATTGGGATACCAAAACGCTTAGCCAAAATATCATTACGCTCTGAGGGAACTTTTTCGGCTTTCTCTACTGCCAGCTGATAGGTCTCATAAGTAACAGTCTTACCAAGGTTTGGTTGGGCTTTAATCCACATTTCAGGCTCATTTACTTCATCAATCGAATCAAGTTTGTACCACCAAATAGAGACGTGAGGGTTCGGATACTCACCTTTGAGAATGTCCATCAATTCCATTTTGATTGTATCACCACAACCGTTACGGACAGTACCTTCCGAACTGATAGCAATGATTAGCCAGTCGTTGTTCTCTGCAGTACCCTGCTCTTTGGTAGCGCCCTGTTCGAGACATTCAATAGGATTCTCTCGAATATCGCCAGAGAGCCACTCGTCAACCGTTGCAATTTTTACTCGAAGACCCTGAAGTGAATCGACACTCATCGGACGTACTTCAATTATGGAATCTGTAAGGAAATTCTGAATTCCCTTTTTAGTAGAAGTTAGTTTAACGCGGTTTTCCCTTGGCCCGGTAGTATTTTGGAGTGAGCCATCGGTGAGGAGTTTAAAGAGAGGCCCTCTTGCTCTAGCGATAGAGGTTCTGATAGGGCTCATGACTTCATCGGCCTGCCTCATAGTCGGGGCAGTACAGACTTGCTTTGTGGTGCTTGTATCGACATTTAAGAAGAAACTCTGCATGAGCGAAGCATACATCGATTTGGCTCCGCCTCGAGCAACTATCAGATACTGTTTATTAATCAGGCGTTTCTTGATTCGCTTGTTAACATAACGACCACCATGACCATCCTTGAACGGTACATATACGCTTCTGTCGACAAAATAGTACCAGCCAAAGACCTGTTCAGCCCATAACTTAAACGAATCGAGCAAGTACAATGGCTCGCCATTAGTAAGAGTAAGCTCACTCTCGCAATAATCTATGAATCCATCAATTGCCTTATCGTCATAGTAGACACCTGGATTAGCAATGAGATCATCAATCCGGTTCATCTCCATCGAGATTTCTTTACAGACTGGGATCTCTCCTCTAAGTACTGCTTCTCGAAATTGCCCGTAGTATTTTGGTGTAGCAGTATTCGACAACATTAGTCATCACTCCCAGCCAAGTTTCTTTAGCATTTTCCGAGCCTCTTCTTCCATCTTCGTGTCATCAACTTTGGCGTCTCTCATCAGATTCTTACGAAGAGCATATTCCTTAGAAAGGTCTTCCATAGACGAACGACCGCTCTTAAGTTTTGCAATATCGTTTTGTAACTTAAGTTTATCGTAGGTTTTTTGAAGTCCTTCTTTGCTATTCGGGTCTACTTTATCTTTGAGGAGGTCGTTTACCTGTTTATCGAGGGCTTTCTGAAGAGCATTTCTTCCTGAGTTAATAAGCGCCGGAACAGCTACTTCATTGACTAATTTCTTCATAAACTGTTTACCAGCAGCATTCTTAGTCTGAGGTTTAGGCTCTGGACGAAGGCGATTATACTCATCTTCTTGTCTAGCTCTGGCGACAGCCTTATTAAGTTCTTCGTCGGTCATGTCTTTAGCCGATTTCCTTTTCGGGGTTTCGGATTCCGACTCAGACTTAACGCTTTTACCGAATTTCTTCTTACCTTTTTCATTAAGACTCCCATCGGGATTTGTGTACCGCTTTTTACCGGCAGCAGTTAGACTTCCGTCGGCATTCTGGTATCGTCTTACTCCCCATTTCATGCCTTTAATGCCATGATGGTAAAGTTCATCTTCAGATACAAAGTTACCGGTGGGTGTAAGGATATACTTACTATCCATTTTGAATTTTCGCCTCCTTACTCAACATAATGAATCGAACGCAGGCCATCCAGATTCCATTCAAAGATCATAAATCTACGATGCGTTCCGACGTAATCCTGGCGATTAGTCCAATCATCTATTGCGACACCTGTGGACAATCGTCTGATCATCACGCCATATATATCTCCTTCTTTTTCATGATGAAGATGACCGGCATGAACCTCTCTGGTTGTAGCCTGTGCAAACTCTTCAGGATAAGAGACAGCAAAGATGTGTGCCAAGTTTTTAGCGGTTGCCTGCTTGGAGTCGCCATGTGTCACCATAATAGAATTCTTGCCATAAGTAAATACCTTACGATAATCCATACTATCGTCTACGACATCAGGACCGTATCGCTCAAGCAAAACTTGCATAAACATCCAAGTCACACTTCTATCGTGGTTTCCAGGACTGTAAATTACTCGAACCTCATTCGCATTCTCGAGAGCCGCATCAATAATAGCTGTAATAAATGTTCTTCCTTCTTTAACAGCTCGGATCATATCAACTTTATCGATTACCGTGCCATTAGTAGTTGTAGCATTGACTACACTATCGTTATGGAAGAAGTCCTGTCCAAACGGAATTACAATTCGATCCCAGTGACGACTATTAATGCGTTCTAAGACATCATCAAGCACCGGCTTATAATCTTCTAAGAACGAGATACCCCAGTGCATATCAAACAGCGGAATCTCTAGCATTCTATCAGCAGTTTCGTCGTATCGCGGAGTATACTCATAGTGTTCGACATTTTCTCGAAGTGTTGCGACTAAGTCGTCAACGTCGAAGTCTTCTACTTTCTGCTTAATCCAAGCCTGCACAATCTCTCCGGTACTGGATACCTGCACGGTCGCATTATGGGCGACAAAGCCTTCATATGTGCCGCACTCGAGTGTTAGATCATCTGGAAAGGTTCGTTTTTCCCAATTTAACAGCATTCGCTGAAATGATCTGTGGGAGCACGGTTCATCTATCTGCTTAGTATAATAATCATCGTAAATCTGCTTTGTCGTAAGACCTTCTTGCTTCAGTCGGCAGCATTCTTTTTTAACTGTAATAGGTATTGTGTCTCTCATAATCAGAACCCCCTTTTAATCTACAGCAACATTAAGTCGCCATTCTAACTCAGCGATCATCCGGTTCATCGATTCGATCACGGAAGAACTCAAAGGAGGATCGAATAAGAGTTTAACCTTAAGATACATATAAGATTTAACCGAATTTAGCTGTGCATTGTCGCCGATAAATTCGTCCCACTCAGCAGACTCATCTTCAATAGAGAAACCTGCCTCGGGTCCGACTCCAAGCTGAGTTAGATTAAGAAAGACAGTATTGATATGCATTATAATGTCTTCATCAAACTCCGAGTAATCATCTGGAACACCCAGTAATTTCTTAATCGAAGTTAATATACTATTTTCCATGCGGGGCCTCCTTCACTATCGTTTCCACGGACATGTATCGTTCCTTGTTCGAACGACCGGGTTTGTGATCAGCAGATCTTCGTCACCGTAGTGGATTGCATTATGCGTTGTATGGGTTACACAGATCAAATATTCCGGATCTAACAAGAACTCAGTGAGATCGAGAATGTCTCTATCAGTAATCGGATTCATATGATGAATTAGGATTTTCCCTTGAATAATTCGATCCTCTATTCCCAAGTCGCAGCCATTATCTCGGACTATGACTTCGTCTCGGATTCGTTTCCATTCTCTCGACCTGTAAAAGTTCTGGTTCATGTACCTGTCGAAGCCAAAGGTATCTTTTCCAACTCTGCCACTTAAACGCAGATATCGGTAACGTTCTTCAAAAGTCGGAAGCTTAATTAACTCGGAATATGTCTTAATACTCGTCATCATATTCCTCCTCATCTTCTTCATCGCCGCCATGTCCGCTATATCTTCGCATAGCATTAATAGCTTCTTTATAAAGTGTCTTCATGTCAGCCTGATCGCGGAGATTCTGTGTCTTCGCCTTAATTAATTCGTTTTCTAATTCTGCTCGCTCCGCTTCAAGCTTAGCTTTTCTTGATGCTAATTTTAAGAAATGTGTGGTTTCCTGTGCAGAGGCAGTACCATCAATCAGTCGTTGCTCCACTAGATCAATTGCTAGAGATATAAGCTGGTTTTCCCTGGCTTCGGGAGTTAATGCGGGTCTTATGTTTTTCTTATTAGAATTTGTCGAACTAGTGGATTTAACTTTTGCCACAACTGTTGCCTCCTTTCGTGTAGGATTGGATGATTTTATTAGATAACATTTAAAACAACTCACAAGATCGATGGGTCATTTGAAAGGAGAGGAAAGTAATGAACAATAGGAGGTGTGTGAGGAGATGGAGAATAAAAAAGAACCATATCACCGACCTTGTGAGCTCTTGTAAATGCTATCAAATCTTTAGAATAAGGGAAGGGGCCTCGATTAGGAAGCCCCTTTTGCGATTACATAATCTTAGAATGCAGGCGGTCTACTTCAACCTTCAAACGATCGACATCAATCTGCAGCTTCTGAACCGTCGCAATAAGTGGGAAGACGAGATCTGCTGCCTTGACCGTGAGATAACCATCTTCGCCAGGCTGAGCAGAAACAAAGAACTTCTCGAACTCGGTACCCTGCAGATCCTGAGCAATGACACCAATACACGGAGTATCGTCTCCGATATAGTTGAACGTCTTGACATCGAGGTCCTCAATAAAGTCGACGCAATCAAACAGATTCACGTCCTCAATATTCTCTTTGAGTCTCTCATCAGAAGAAACCTGAATTGTCTGCTTGCTGTAAATTTTAGAGCCAGCGATCATAGTCTGACGATTATTGGTAGACAATGTGATCATACTGCCATCGTCATATACCGACTGCTGACTATTAACACGAAGTATGCCTCCGACGTTCAAGTTACCGGACAGCGTACCACCGGTCAGCGGCAGATAACCGCTATGAGTATGGCTGACATTTGCGAAAGATGACGGATACTTGCCACCAACTGTATCAGCATCGCCACCATCGGCAGGCAGAGAAGTCGGTTTACCAGTCAGATCAGAGTATTTACCTGAGGTAGCTACAGTTGCCAGACCAGTAATCATAGACGCCGGATGTGTTGCGGGATGAGTATAGCCGCTTCCCTGATCAGACGGAATATCAGTCAGGTCGTTATAGCTATGTGTATGATTTGAAGCTGCATATTCCCCATGTTGATGAGTCATAGGGGCAAATGCGTTACCAGCTTCGGTGCTGGTCATATACTCAGCATGTGTATGAGCTGTAGGGGCATAGCGAGCATCGGACTCTGTCTTGGTGTAGGCATCGACAGTAGGAGTTGTCGAGCCCGAACCAGTGCCAGCATCCCAAGCTGCTACTTTATCTTCGGTGATTCCATCAAGGACAGTCTTGTTAGTGTGAGTATGCAATTCTGCATGAGTGTGATCTGAGGTCGCGTAGTCGCTATGCACATGCGTTATAGGAGCGAAACGAGCATCTGCCTCGGCTTTAGTATACGCGTCGATGGTGGTACCAGAGCCTCCAGAAGCAGGATCGGTGTCATAAATCCTAAAAACGTTTGTTAGATCGTATTCTCCTAGAGTTGAGCCGATACGCATATAAGCAGCACTTACATTGGTCACGGCTATCTCAGCGCCAGACGCATACTTGCCCATATACGTCAAGAAAACCTCATCGGCATCGTAAAGCAGAACGTACATGTCGACTGCCTTATCGTTAACCTGCCAATAGGAATTCCCATTTTGAACTGCGAAGGGATCAGAACAGATTCGAGTAGTGCTTGCAACTTCTGCACCACTATTGTTGTCCAGTTTACCGAGATGCATAGAAGCAACCAGCATCGGCTGAACATCAGACGAAGAACCAGAGGATTCAAGCGCAGCAATTGCTGTATCAATCTCAGTCAGCTTAGCCGCAAGACCTGTAACTTCAGACTGAGCGTGGGAATGAGTGGAGTTAGTTTTACCAGTGTTAAGAGTTTCGATTGCGGAGTTAATGTCCGAGTGAGTATGATTAGTATCTGCCTTCTCATTATCAAGAGCTTCGATAAGATTCGAAAGATCGGAATGGGTATGAGTGACCAGAGCAAATGTTCCAGCAGCATCGTCTTCGGACAAATAGTTTGCATGGGTATGATTAACGTCAGCTTTTCCGGTTTGGAGAGCAGCTATATTGCTCTCTATAGTGTTCAAATCGCTAGTTAAAGAACGGTCCACGTCTGAACCTCTGAAGACATCATCGGTGGAGAAGGAACCGCTGCGAGTGGAATTAGTGGAATCAACGTTTTCGTAATTAATCATAATAACTCCTTTTCATCCGCATGTTCCAGTTAGATCAAGTATCGATATTAGTGATGTACTGATCCCAACCGGAACCATTGTCTATGTACACTTGATATTGCTCGAGGGTTGTGCCGTTGTCGATATATACGATAGTTGTCATGTTATGGCCTCCTATCTACTTACTTAAAATGCCGTGAAGTAATCGCCCTCAGCTATCGTATCGGGATTGCCGCCCTGTACGCAGACGTATCTTGTAGTGCCGTCTGTGTAGTAGTAGTTCGGATAAACCGTCATGCCCGGCGTGAAAGTTATAGGCTGGTCTACCGTGCCGGTCTTATCCTCGGATTCTGTTTCAATCCAAGTGATAGTGCCGCCTGCCGCCGCCTGATGCGGAACCCACTTGTAACCGGGTCTTGACGGCATGTCAGTCGGTTTGTCCTCTATCGTTATGCCAACCTCTGCTATCGTGTCGGAAACGGTTTTCAGCGTTGCTATGCCCTCCTTGAGGGTATCTACTCTTGCGCGTACTTCGTCAGTCATTAGTTTACCTCGCTTTCCAGCTCACTAAGGATGTTTTCTATCTCCGTCGGCTTGCCCATTTTGATGGTAACAGTGCCGTCGCGGTTATCGCGGATAACGCCGCTCATGCTGTATTCGCTGTTGTCAAACTCGCTCGTGACTTCTTCCGTTACGGGATTGCCGCTGTCATCGACCTTCTCCACGGTGTCTTTCTGTACGATTGACCACGGCGTGTTTTCTGGCAGCAGCGCAAGTACGTCGGCATATGCCATTGTAAGCGTTATCGACTTCGTGTCACGCCTGTCCCATGTGTAGTCGGCTATTCTGCCGTCTATTGTCGCTGGGTAAAGGGTGTTGTTTACTTTTATGTAGGTCATTGTTTACCTCCTCATGAATAAACATTAAAATTTTCATCATATTTTACAAGTTCTTTATTAAGTATAAACATTGGACGAATGTAAATGTACCTGTCATCTGCATAAAGTGTATCATACTCAGCAACTGGTGCTGTTGTTAAGTTCCCATTAAGGTCTATTGTATAAGCATTACTATAATTTGATACTCTACGTGTCCAGTATTCAAACCTACACTTCCTTATCGAACTACTACCATCTGAAAAATATTCAAGAACTACGCCATCGTATTCGCTATTATAAGTCCCGGCGGTATAGCCTAACTCCGTAGGGGAAGGTAAGAATATACGCGCTTCAAATGTGCTTAAAATACTTGTATTTGTAGCTGTATATTTTTTGTAAGGAATCCTTGGCTTAAGAATCGCCTCACGAACATCGGCACTTAATAAGTTGTAGAATGACTTGGAATATGTATTTAGTAAATAGTCAACAGAACTAGCAGCATAATCCACGGGCAAACTATCAGCCCAACTATAACACACCCTAAAATAAGCATCCTTCATATATACCCAAGTACCATCGGCGTTACTATAGTTTTGTGTACTGGGATTTCCTTGGTGTACAATAAGAAATTCCGTTCTCGTATCCTGTAACCCATCAAGTGAAGTGACATTCATAAACACACTTGATCCAACCGCCAACTCCCCGACAGATGCGCCAAAGCTAATATCATACCCCGTGCCATCGATCAGTGTTCGACCTTTTTTGATGTCGTAGCCTGTACCGCCGATGAGCGTTCTGCCGCTTTTTATCTCGTAGCCTGTGCTGTCGATTAATGTTTTTTGTGCCATACCGCACCCCCCCCCATTAGCCGTAAACCCACGCGATCTGACCGTTGTATGTAGGAGTAGTTTCGGTCGTCACAAAATATTCGTTGCGTAGTGCAGGTGTACCGACTGCGTTGGTGCCAACCGCATATTTGGCACTATTGACATCTCCAAGCACATCTTCTCCAATAGGTCTCGCACACCCTTCAACTATCCAGGTAGTTCCTATGTACATAATCCTTACCGAGCGATTTAACCTGAGCCAATCGTCCTTAAAAGGATATGTAAAAGTCCCTGTGCTGTCAGAGCGTGTTATAACAAGGGGTTTTTGAACAAGGTCATTTACGATTAATCTGACACTGGAAGAAGCGCTCGTTTTCTTAGGAATTCCGATAAAGCAAACGCCGGGAGTGAGTTCAGTGATCCAGGGAATAGTGCAAGTGTAAGTCACGCCATCGTCACTAAGCATGTCTATAGGGGTACTCGAAAGAGCTCCGATCTGCGCTGCAGTTACTTTATGAGGGTTATTCTCGTCAGTGATGTGGGCATTGATAGCCTCCATATCGCTACCATCTGACTTCTTAAAGAAGACTCGTCCGGCAGAGCCTGCTGTAGGAAGGGTCTCACCATACTGATTAGAGCTCAATACAGTAGAGCCTGCTGCGAATAGATTAGCTAAACCAGTAGCACCATCGGTTGCTCCTGTACCGCCATTAGCGATTGGCACGGTTCCCATCAAATCGGCAGCATAGGGTCTTGCGTTATCGACTATCCAGAAGAGACCATCATACATGATTCTCAGTGGCTTACCAGCAGCCAGCCAGCTCTCATTGTAGCCTGCGGTTGTGGTTGACGAACTTGTGGATACTCCACGGCGAAGCTGTTTAGCGCCAAGGTTGTTAACATTCAGTGTGACTGACGTGGAAGTGCTCACTATCGCAGGAATACCTATGAAACTAACACCTGCTGTGAGACTGTCGATTCCTGGGACTGTGCAAGTATATGTCGTACCGTCAGTACTAGCCATGGATATCGGTGTGCTCGAGAGGGCTCCAACCTGCTCAGCTGTTACTTCGTGTGGGTTGGTCGTATTATCGATATGACTTTCAATATATGCGAGTTCATTGTCAAGACCTGCGCTTAAATCCGTACAATACACATTCTCTGCTAACGTATATGGACAGAAAATAGTCGTGTCGCCACTAGTGCTTTTATACTTAATAAGTCCCGATTTTCCAACGGTCGCCATCGAATCACTCTCCTTTCATTTACCATTTTGAATTATACGAGTTCTGGTTTCCTAATCGTCGTATCAAGCCACAAAACCGGAGTTGATGTCGGTTCGGTCTCGCCTAGGTAGATGAGATTATTCAGCATCGTAGTTACAGTCTCGGATGTATCTATACTGGCGTCTTTCACGTCAAATGTCTGAGTCACAAGCGAACCGCTCTCATACGTTCCGCTCCAAGATTTGACGGTCACCCTATGACCGCCCTGGATGTCAGAGACTTCTATTGTTGGTGAAACGCCATTATGGATGGTAAGGGATGCAGGATTCGCTTTTCCACCATCGTTAGTCCAAGAAAGAACACCATCTTCGCTAATACTCGGAGTAAATGTAACGCCATTGACTTTAATAGGCGAAGGGTTAGTTTTACCTCCGTCGTTGGTCCAGGAGAGGATGCCGTCTGAACTTATACTTGGTGTAAACGTGGTGCCGTTGATCTTAACCGATGCAGGGTTTGCTTTTCCACCGTCATTAGTCCAAGAAAGAACACCGTCTGAACTAACGCTTGGCGTAAATGTAATGCTGTTGATCTTAAGAGATTTTGGATTTTCTAAGCCTCCGTTATTAGTCCAAGAAAGGACCCCGTCGTCACTAATGCTTGGTGTAAACGTGACACCATTAAAATCTCCGGCATCAGCTCTATTTATTAGTTCATCATGCCACTGTTCGATAATATCAGGATATGCTTCCTTAAGCTCTTCAGCATTAGGTTCTAAGCCTTCCGACACATAGCAATCTTTACATAACTCTGAGTTCCAATGATTTACTTCGTTGCCGTCACCGTCTGCCTTTCGAACGCATACCAGGAAGACGATTTTGCCGGCGACTAGACTGACATTCCTACTAATCGTCCAGTTGAAATGCATAATACTATCATCAGTAGCATCGACAGTGACGTTATCAGCTTTATATGCCGCATAATAACTATCTGAACGTAAATAGTTAACATATACCGACATCTGTGACATGTCATGTTCATCCCAGTAACGAGGACAGTCAAATGTTACTGTTTCTATATCATGGTCGTACTGAACAGCGAGGCGTTTAAGCTGATCTGGAACTGTGATAATTCTATCATCGCCAATGACAATATGTGGTTCATCAGACTCGTTAACGAGACCTGATGGAGTATTCAAACTATTAAGTAAATTTTCTGCCTTGCTCATCGTCTACCTCCTGTCTGCAAAACGACCAGTTTAAGGATACGCTTCCTTAAGCTATTCAGCATTAGGCTCCAAGCCTTCGGATACATAACAATCTTTGCATAATTCTGAGTTCCAATGGTTTACTTCATTACCATCATTATCGGTCTTTTTAACACATACCAAGAAGACGATCTTACCAGTAACTAAGCTAACGTTCTTACTGATCGTCCAATCGAAATGCATAATACTATCATCAGTAGCGTCAACCGTAACGTTATCTACTTTATATGCTGCTCGATAAGTATCTGAGCGTAGATAGTTGATATATACCGACATCTGAGACATATCGTGTTTCCCCCAATAACGAGGACAGTCGAATGTCACTGTTTCTATATCATGGTCGTACTGAACAGCAAGGCGTTTAAGCTGATCTGGAACTGTAATGACTCTATCGTCACCGATAACAATATGCGGTTCCTCAGACTCATTGGTGAGACCCAAGGGAGTATTCGAGCTATTAAGTAAATTTTCTGTCTGGCTCATCGTCTACCTCCTGTCTGCAAAACGACCAGTTTATTCGTAGTTAATTTCTTTGAGCCTTTTATACCTAGAACTTGAACCTTAAAGGCAGCTCTGGTAAAAGCCTCAACAGGTATAGCACAAGTATTCTTTTCATCTATTACTTGCGGTTCGTATTCTTCGTCTAATATTGACCAAAATGCAGCGACTTTCGTCACGCCATTCCATTCGGAGGAGAAGACGAATTCTGCACAAACATTCGAGTTTTTACAATTAAACAATCCGCTAAAGTCACAAGTCGGATCTTGCTTGATGGTCTGTCCATCAACAATAAATCTTAATGTGCGCATCACATGTTCACCTCCGAATGATTTTTAGTCTTAAAATTACTTGTTATCCATTATACGCTGGCAGAAGATCATACATCTGAGCATATCCTCAGTGATGTCTATCTCGCCATTGCCTTTACCTTTGAGTATGCCTGCATCCATGAGCTTCTGCACTTCATTACGATAGAAGCCCTCGGGCACATCGTTAATTGTTTTCCATCTCACCACGTCGTCATCCTCCTCCAAAATTTTGTTTACTTCAGCTGCGATCTGACCATGTCTATTATAAAGATAGTCGCCAGGACATGACTTATTCGTATAGTCTCTGTGAACCGTCATGTTACAGCCATCCAAGTGATTTACGCGCTTGTTCTTATCAGTAGACCAGACAAGCTTCACAATGCCGTTACGCTTACAAATATCTGCAAGCAGCTTAATAAGTGTCTTATATACCTTATCATTCACAGCATAGGGATGCTTAGTGTCACTTGCACATTCGATAGTGACAGCTCTTGAGTCATTTGCTCGGCTGGATGTACACCAGCTTCTTTCGCCTTCCGGAACATACATGCCTATGCGTCCATCAGCACCTATACCGTAGTTTGAGCTAGCCTGTTTGGTCTGGAATACTGATCCGAGACCCTCAACACTAGCCTGTCCTACAACACAATGTATCGACACAGTGTCTATCTTATGGCCATCACGGCTGCCTTTGTAAGGTGATATAAGCGTGTAGTCAACTAAAGGACTGTTTGTGTATGCCATGTTAATCATCCTCCAATAATCCACTCAGGGACTTATCATCGTCGTCCATTATTGAGTCCTCTCTTTCAATCTGTTATTTCTGTAGCAGATAGTGTTCCGCTGTCATCTACTACTATTTTGAATTTTTTCGTTGAACCAGGAGTAGAAGAAGTTAAGATGCAACTACGCTCATCCACATACTTCTTCGTAACTGCATCGGAGCCATTCGTCGGCGTAACAAGATTGGTAATTTTGTTAGAACCCATATCTAGCGAGCCGGACATTGTGCCGCCTGCTGTAGATAGCGCTCCGAGATTTATGCATGCCTCTGCTGCGGTTTTCGCACCAGTGCCACCTTTTGTGATAGGGACCAAACCCATTAGATCACTCGCATGGGCCTGCATCATATCGGCCACCCAGAAAATTCCGTCATAGGTGATTCTTATTGGTCTATTAGCAGACAGCCAGGTATCATCGTAACCAGGAGCTGTCGTTGCTGATCCAACAGATACTCTGCGTCGAAGAAGCTTGGAACCGAAACCGTTTACGTTTAATTTAACTACTTGGGAAGTGCTTTCTTTCTTCGGAAGTCCTGTGAAACTAGCACCGACTGTAAGAGCACTGATCCCAGGGACTGTGCAAGTGTAAGTCATACCATCAGTGCTAGTCATATCGAATGGCTTACTCGAAACGGCTCCGATTTGTTCTGCGGTTACATTATGCGGGTTATTCTCATCAGCGAGATGGGCGTCAACATCTTCCATACCAGACACGTTATCTTTCAACGTCATCGGATAGAGGAAGATCATATTCCCATTCGAATCTTTAGTTTTTATAATACCCGACGTTTCAACAACCGCCATCGATCCAGCCTCCTTTCTTTCGATAAAGGTCTGTCATCGAGGGTCACACGAAAGCAAACCAAAGGTCGCCTTCTGCAAGATTGGCAGGCTGAGTTTCTGAATAGTAGATCTTAGTGGTAGTTTTAGCGTTCCATGCAGTAATGTCATCCGCGTCGATACCATCAAGCACTGTCTTATTGCTGTGGGTATGCTTAGCTGTTTCCAGAGCATCAACTCTCTCATCGTTGCTGGTCTTATAGCTATCGAGAGCTGTCTTGACAGATGCTGCAGATTCGCCACCGGTAGCAGTAGCAACTGCCTCTGAGATCTTCGTATCAGTCTCGGTCTTGGTGTAAGCATTGGTGATGCCATAACCAGAAAGAGTAGTAGCTTTATCTGCTTTATTGCCGATAGCTGCAGTAAGAGCATCGGAAACTTCCTGATGTTCGGTGATGTAAGCCGCTAGTTCAGTAAAGGTATTGTAGGCTTCAACAGGAGTTTCACCGAGCATCTCCTGACGAAGAGCGTCGATAGCACTGGTAACCGAGGTATTAGTTGCGAGGGTTGAGATGGCATCAGCGAGGCCAGTAATGTCACTCTGAGCGTGGGTATGAACGGAGTCAGCCTTTCCTGCAAGACCGTTGGTAAGATCTTCAGTAGAGGCTTTAGTCGCAATATCGGCTATAATACTGGAAAGCTTCGCCGCTAAAGTCGTAGTGTCATCCACATAAACATTTGCAGCGGTGGTCTTCACCATCAGGTCGTAGATAATGTTTTCGATTTTAGCTTTCAGGATTGTATTTTTGGCTGCCATGATTATTGCTCCTTTCTTCAAAGCGAATCGTTTTGGAATATACGTTCATTGAGCGTAATAATAAGGTTTCCGTCTTCATCCAGGGCACCAGTCATGAGGTCGTTTATCATGTTACACAGAACCCGACCCTGATTAGCTGAAAGAGCTGAATATTCATCTGTGCTGTCGAGGCTGTCTATAACATCGATTGCCATGTGAGAGCCCTCCCATTTTGAATTTATTCAGTTGCTGTGAATATCGACTTCGGAGTTGCCACACTCTTGACTGTTCCGTCCTTGCTTATGTACCAAGCATAAATATTGGTGTCATCTTCAGAGACAGTAAGAATGAGTGCTGCAGGTTTATCGCTGATGAGCGAATTTAAAGGGCCTTCTGGGTACCATAGCTTTGTGTTGGCTGACTTGAGGCAAGACTTTGCGAGTTCATATGCGGAAGTTGGTGTTAAGGTTTCCACGGGGACTGCACAAAATCTAATGATAGTTCCATCACTATCGCCCATATGCAGAGGAATTGGCAGTTCATCAACAGCTTCCCATTCAGTTGGGCGGTTATTCTCGTCTATAGCTTTGACTCTAATACCATAGCCCTTATATGCTTCGGTTATACCGAGAGAGACATCTGAAGAACTGCCTGTCCCTGCAGTCCAAGCGCCATCAACGACCTGAAGAATTTTTCCATTATCACTTGCGGTGACTGCAGGGATTACAGAAGCCGTCTCATTAATCGCGTTGACAAGGGTGTCTTTCGCGGTGGTTTTGAGAGCGGAAAGATTGCCGATTTTGTTAAGGAACACATAGGTTTTATCACATGTAGTGTCGGTTATGATAAGATGCTGAATCTGGTTGTTATACGGATCAAACAACTGCACATTGGTAGCGGTTCTGGAGTTACTTACGAGGACCAACGCTCCGGTATCGAACACAAATGAAGAGTTAGCGCCGGAATACGGTTTGAAGTAGCCTTGCAGAATATAGGTTCCATCCTCAAGATCTCTAAGAAACTTTACATTAGTTTTATCGAGAGACTCAATTTTGGGGATGGATTGCGTGGGAATTTCACTAGAGTCGATAGCCCCTATGTTAATTCTAGCCTGTGTTTTCTGCTCATCGGTTAGCTCCTGCGAGATATACAGTACGGAATTCTCAGAGCCACCAGACATAACCGCCTCATTTATCGCCGCAACAAGGTTAGTCTTATCTGCTGTGGTCAGGTCTGACAGTTCGCCAATGCTACCGCGAATCTGTTCATATACCGGTAGGGTCGAGCTTGTGCTTTCATCACCGGACGGATCTGCTCCAACGCGGACACTGCCGATTTTGGCATATACGGTGGGTATGACCAGATCTCCGGCGTCGTTGTATCCATAGAGGCCTACCGTAATTGTTTTACCGGAAGTCGCCAGACATTCACTAGGAATGGTGCAAATGTTATCATCCCACTGGCTGTCGAGCACGTCGATGGATTTATCACCCACCTGAAATACAGCGGTCTTTCGAAGTCCTTCCCATTCGTTGGAGAACACGAATTTCACCTGTACTCCGACCATGCCGCTTGTAAGTAGCTGTGTGTTGACCGTCCTGGCATTAGCACGGTCTGCTCTGATTGTAATCATTTTACACCGCTCCTTATAGAATTTCTGATTGTTTAAGTATTAATAATTTTGTATTTAGTTGTAGTGTCAAGTGCGGTTTTATCGGTTGCAGTCCACACTCCGTTGACTTTTTTGTAGATAGCTTGCGCTTGGGTGTAGGCGCCATTTTGTTTGAGGTAGATGGAAGTACCGCCGATTTGGGTAGCCTTTGCATAGAGAGTGAGGGTTGTAGTTCCAGCTCCATCCCCTGTATATTTAGGCGTTGCTACTTTTGCGGGGTTATCCGTAGAAACCAAGGTCGTACACGCTCTGTCGGAATACCAGCCGGAGAAGGTGTAACCTGCCATTATTTCGGCGGTAAATATCGCTTCTTTTTCTTGAGAGACTGGTGTTGTTGCGTCGGCAGATAGTATTCCATCAACCATCACAGCCTTACAGTAACAAGCACCATCTCCCTTAACTGCTAAGTATTCTTGGTCTTCGGTGGGAAACGTTGTATAATATGGCCATGCGGTTAAATTAATATTATCACGACTGATATACATTACTACTGCCTCGTTACCTTCGAGATATATACTTATCGCATAACCTAAAGGACACTGTATGGAGGCGGTCTTAGTTCCTATAAACTGACCTTTTACAGTTTGTTGCTCGAATATCTTGCTTTGCTCAATTTTGTCAAACTCTCCGGTTTTTAAATACGTCTTTTCGATATCTGTCAAAAGACTATAATCGTAAGACATTATTTTATTTATACTGTCGTGAAATCTTTCAGCAGTCGTTAATGTAATCGTATATCTCTTCTTACCGACCTTCGGATATAGTGTCACGTCTTCCGTTACACTAAACGTATACGGATTAGCCTCACTCACGAGCTGAGTCAAGGCTGAGTCACTATACCATCCATACAGTTCCCAAGTATCGTCTTCAGGCGTAAACGTGAAGGTTACATTGTTACCATATGGAACGGTCGCAGCGCTTACTGTAGCGGCACCATGTTCGGCAGAGCCAACTGTTATGTTAAGCTGTTTTCTAGTAGCTTTTGCATAAAGTGTAGTATCTGCAGTTATGGTTGCTGTATAGGGGTTTGAAGTGCTGACGAGGGTTGAGTAACCACTGTCCGAATACCAGCCATCAAACGTACAACCGGTGTTGGCTGTTGCCGTGAATGTACAGCTATCACCATCTACAACGGTGGATTCGCTTACAGTGGCGCTAGAGATCTCAGTTCCAGCCACAGCAGCACAGGTATATAGCGCTACGTCAAGCGTGGCTTTCGCATATAGTGTTATGTCTGCGTTGGGACTTACACTGTAGCTTTGTGCCGAGCTTACTAAATTCGTACAGGCTGCGTCTGAGTACCATCCATGCCAGGTAGCTCCAGTATAGAGTTCCGCGGAGAATGTTATGGTGTCTCCATCGTATGCTACAGAGGCAGATGAGGAAACAGACTTGACACCCGTCGCGCCGGTACCAATGTTCGCGGACATCGAATACTGGTTGAAGTAGAGGGTTAACTCGAGTAAATCACCACGCTGGTTGTCACCATTTTTGCCATAGACATGCCACTTTATTTCGGTAGCTTTTGTGCTATTAGTAACGGCAGCATCTGTTATGCCGGATTTCGATTTTGAGGTTTGGCTACCTGACGAGTATGATTCCTTGTGGACTTCTGTTCCGCCGAACTGAAGATCGACCGTACATGTACCTGCGCTTCGACTTGCTGAAATTGTTGAATCAGCCTTGATAGGTTTTGCAGTATCGGTAGGATAGATAACTGATTTACCCTCAGTTTTAAGAATTATATAGCCGTCAGTACTACCATTAAGCCATTTACGCCATGCGTGATCTCCAACATTAAATGTTACGTTGTTTGCCTCACAGTATTGTTCAATGTTACCAGAATCATCGATATGTAGCTTTTTAGAAACTACAGTTGCCATTAGCTCTCATCACCACCGAATTGACGATTTACGATATTGCCTTTGTCGTCAAAGTAATATATGACACCGCCGTTTTCTATAGATTCGAAATGGATGATAAGGCGATATTTTATTCCGTCGTAGAACCATAGCGGTTTATCACTGAACACCCAACTAATAAGTTCGTCGACAGTAGTGTCGGAATCTAGTATAGTCATACCATCTCCGGCAGTGTATCCAGCTGAAAAATCGACATATGTTAAATTGTTCACTTCATTCATTTCAATCACCCCATATCCAAATATAGATCACCATCTGAGCCGAGGCTCGAGCTTGGTTCGCCGGAACCGGTGTAGATGTTTACGACAGGTCCTATTGCAGTTATAGCATCTGGCATTTCTCCGATTGCGTATGTCTTGGTAGCACCGTTAACTCCTCGAATGGCATTAGCTATTGCCGTGAGTTTTGTGTCAAGATCAGATGAATCTACTACTTTATCGAAGGCCATTAGTAACTACCTCCTGTCCATGTCGGAAGAGCCGCTAGGACTTTATTTACGAGTATGGATTCGAGCTCTGTACCATAAGTCCATTTGTTGTTTTCATAATTAAGATAATAGATACAAATCTCTGAGGCCTTAATAGTAGCAGAAAAATATGCTTCCGAAGAGGAGCAGCCAAATAATTGTAGACTTAAACCTAAAGTGTCTTTAGCAAAAACAATCTGTCCGGCTGTATATGCATCGTAAATTTCAGTAATAGTTTTATCGACTGACATTACAGAAAATTGTGTTGTGTTAGGTATCTGATCTCCGAGTATAACATTAACTATGAGAGGAGATTGTCCTGTACCTGAGGAACTGATGTCAATGGTTTTAGCTTCGGAACCGTCATAGGTGATTGTAGTTCCGCCGGAATTTATAGTTAGTGCTTTGGGGTTTGGTATGCCAGAATCGATTACGTTTGCAGTATATAACGCGTTACCAGTTATGTCCCATTTTGATGTTTCTGAATTCCATTCAACAGTAACGGTATACGTAGATGTAGTATTGTTATTATAGGTATAGCCAAAAACAGCTATGTCGCTAGATATCGCAATCGGACATAAAACTACACTGTCATAAAATCCATATACCGCATACCCATCCTGATATGCTTGATATATCTCAGCTACGGTTTTGTCTGCTGTAGTGTTATTATCACTAGCTGTCGTAAACGTAACATACCAAGCTTTGGTCGGAGTGTAGCCGAGGGCTTCGGTAATGGTTTCTTTTGTTACACTGGTCCCGGCTTCCATAGTTCCGGTTACCTGATCGCCGGCAGCGTTGTGAGCTGTTACGCCTTTCGCGAGGGTAGTTTCGCTAACTGAGTCATTGGTAAGATCGACTAAGGTGTTGTCACCATAAACGACTTTACTTACGCCCATGGGGATCACCCCTCTCCGGCTATAGTTACAGTTTTACCACCTGCAGAGTTATCAGTTTCGACGTAAGGGATTGCAGCGACAGTTACCTGCGCGAGGTAGTCGTAGCCAGTATCAGGAAGAATTACCTGCTCGGTAGTTTTCGGTGTAGCTGACTTAGAGTGAACCTTTACTTCGCTAGAGGGTTCCAGAGTTCCTGTTACACCGAGAATGGTGATACCCTGCTTAATGTTAGCTGCTATGAGCTTCGCTTTCTCTGTATCGAGAATAGAAACTTTACCGCTGCCGTCGTGATAACCCTGTGCGATTGAGATACTATCATCGAGTTTAGAAATAGTCAAGCTGACAGAGCCGTTGTTCGGCATTGTACCTGTAAGCTTAGTGCCTCTTGCATAAGCGGTTTTGCCAGTGAGAATCTCGGCTACCTTAACGTTAGCATCCTGAGAGTTTACATCGAAATCGCAGGTACCGGTGATAATCGCGCCGCTTGCGTCGTGAGCTGTATAGCTTGCAAGAATTTTATCTGCAGTTACGGTATCTGCAGTAAGATCTATAAGAACAGTATTGCCATATACTATTTTATTTGCATGCTGATTGTCGGCCATAATTATTTGCCTCCTATAATTATTGTTTTTCCGTTATAAGAATTACTTACTTCGTAATAGGGAATTGCTTTAACTGTTATGTCATCTGTCAAATGCTTATCCGCCGTATCCAAAGATTGTGAAGCTATTTTTGGGGTCACATCATACGGACCGGCATAATCTTTGTAACCGATCGGCATCGACAGAGAGCCTTCGAGAACGCCCTCGGATTTAATTACTCCTGTGAGGATTCCCTCAGATCTAACTACACCAATAAGCGCTCCTTCTTTGATTGCGACGGCTTTGTTCATTATGTAATCTCCTCCATGACTTCGAACGTTGATGGCTCGATTACTGTATATACGTCACCGGATGCAGTACTCAGCTGCACATCGTATTTGTACTTGCCAAATAAAAAACCTTCTGTATCTTTAGGTTCGATGTAGAAGGCATTTGAACCTTTTGCCACCTTTTGCAAGAGAGGTTCGCTATCTTTGGCGGTCTTTTTCACAGTAAAGTAGAGGATATCACCACTTTCTATGGTGTATTCGTCGTCATTTACTGAGTTTTTAATGGGTACTGACAGACGAGCAGTATCTCCTCTGGTTAATCTTATGGTGCCGTCGTCCTTTATGTACAGCATATACTCCGCTCCTTTCTGTAAATTTGTTAAAACGGGATCGCAAATGCCAAAGTGAAATGGTTTTTAGAAAATTCCCTCCGGGGAAATATCAATGAGGGCCGCGATGCAGGAGGGGGTGGCATTTTCGCGGACCCCCCTATGCATTTCAGGGTTTACGTGTCTCCTAGTCCTTCTTCTTGCTAACTTTAATGTATTTTTCTTCGAAATCATACTTAACAATAAGGTCCATGACGCGTTCTAATTCTTCATCCACTTCTTTTTGTGTCATTTCTGAGTCAATGTTTGCGATTCTTGCTAAACGTGACGAAGTATTGTAGCCTTTTTCACAGTCAAACATGTACCAAGAAGTGAAATCTTCGAACGGATCAAAAGGATTGTCTAAAGTTGTGAGCATGTGATGATCATTCATAGATTAATCAACTCCTTTCAAATACTTTCGAACTGTGCTTGTCGACAAACCAAGCTGATCTGCAATCTGAGCGATTGTATAGTTGCCAGAAGCGCTCATCGCATTGATTCGACTTATCTGAGGAGTGCTAAGAGCTCTCTTCTCACGAGGCGTTGCACGCTGTCTCAAATCATCGATGTCTGCATTAGCAAGAATGCGCTTCAACTTATTCTCACTAATTGCTCCAGCTTGAATTGCTTCCCATTCGCGATCGCTTATTTCAATGTTTCTATCACGACGAGAGACTGAACCAACTTCTTGACGGCGTTTAGTTACTGCCTGCTGGCTAGCCTTCTTAATGTCACTGGGTTTAAGTTCGGTACCCGACTCCTCGGCTGCCTGCTTCTTAGCTTTGACATCCGCATTAGCCAGTCGTATAGCCTGTCTCTCCCTTACACTATTCTTCTCAGCCTCATTGAGGCGGGCTAGGAGGGAGTCTACTTCCTTCTGGTACGTCTTAGCCGCGGAGGAACTATACTGCAGGTTACCTGTACTAAGCATCTCCTTACGAGCCTGGTTAGCCAGGGCCTTCATACTATTGGCATAGTCGGCGTATATGATCTCCATGGGGTGCTGTGCAGCTGATACCAGGTCATAGGCATCCTTAGCCTCTGCCATATTAGTACTGGTCTGCTGCCGGGTGTTAACCCTATAGGATATATCCCCCTTCTTATTGGTATAGGATACGGTCCCATCGTCGTTGTACTTACGGACAGGGTTATACTTCTCCACGGCTTTGGGGTCGTTGGAGTCATAGGTTATCTTCTTACCAGCGGTAGTGACTAGGGTGACAGATCCAGTCTTCTTATCATATGTTTTATCTACATAATAAAGATCATCTGCTTTGGCTAGTTTGTAGGTCTTCTCGCCAGTCTCCTTGTCTATGACGGCTTGTCCTCTGCGCTTATCGACATAGGTCTTACCTTTAGCCTTAGATATGATCGTAGAAGCTCCGCCTTCTTTTATAGTTCCGTCAGGTCTAACAGTACGCTGATACTTGCGTTTAAGCTCGTCGATATTATTCTCGATCTCACTACGCTTATAATCCAGCTTATGTTTCTCAGCATCTATGACAACCATACTATGCTTAACCGCACGAGCCAACTCATCTTCTGTAGCTCCACCAGACAATGTCATGTCTGTGATAAGGTTAGAGATAACACCCATTTCCACATCGGTGCGTGTCATGATCTTAACCTTTTCGCCACGATCATTGTAACGAGCACCATCTTTACCTGGCTTAGTTCCATACTCGACTTTCGGATCGAACCCAACCAGATCTTTGAGAGGCGCTTTACGATCAATCTTAATCTTGCCGTAGTCTGTGGGGATACACATGACAGTGTCGCCATCAAAGTCAGCGCCAGATAACTGTTCTGCAACCTTACTGGTAATACCAACAACATCCGATACATCAGTCCCAAGCATCTTCTTAGCAACAGCATTCTTATTGTTTACAGTCAGCACAGGGATCTCAAATGTACCACCATGAGGATAGCGAACTAACGCAAGCTTGGTACCATCTTTGTAGTCAGGAGCGTAGATCTCGGTATCTTTCTGATTATTCATCGGAATAATAACATGATACTTCTGGCCAGGAAGAGACGCTGCCTTGAGGTTTACTGCTGCGCCATCACAATCATCGGCAAAGGAATTAAGGAAGTGTTTCTTTATGGTGGGGTTATTGATTGCACAGATGCTATCGTATTCTGCATAGCGATCTGCAGCTGCAAGGTCGAGCTGACGTTTAGCTAATGTTTTGGATTGCTTTGAGAGGAACTGCGAGGGGAGTGAATCAGACCACTCAGACCAGTCGCCTTCTGAAGACTTCTTGTTAATAAGCCCAAGCTTCTCTTCGCCAGTCTTAGAGTCTTTGTACCAATACTGTCCGCCTTGGTCAACATCTTTGATGGTGGAACCAAACGGATTCTCAGGGTCTTTCTTTATAAGTTTCAGAACAGTATTGTCTTTTTCTCCAAGAGCCGGAACATCACTCTTCTTGTTGGTATTAAATATGACGTCAACACCTTTAGGCATATCATCGGAATATACTGCCATGCCTTTCAGATAATGTGTGCCATCAACGAGAATACGAACCTGAGAATACCGATCACCTTCAAGAGAAAGATCCTTAACTCCTCTACGAAGTTCAATAGTACCGTCTTTCTCGATACCTTTAACACCATCAGGTCCAACATCATCAGCATATCGAACCATCAGTCTCTTCGAATCTAAGCTTGCGGGATATGTAAATTTCTTCTTATAGGAATCTGTATTCTCATCATATTTATAGTCTTCTATGGTACGTATCTTATCGGTCTCGTAGACGGCTTTATAAGGAGTACCAGGAGGACAGAGAGTAAGCTGAGTAGTGAACTGACCGGGATTGGTCGGCTGTGCTACTTTGCTGGGATATACCTTGTAACCTTCTGACTCGAGTGCGTATAAAGCCTGGTCGAGTTTGGTTCTACTAATGCCGAGTTTCTTTTCAGCTCCATCGCCGACATTAATATATAGCTCAGCATTCTTACCAACATCGATCATACCTTTTGCGGCCACCTGTTCTTTGAGAAAATCGGCAGTCTGTTTAGCAGCAAGCATCTTAGCTTCAGAACTTGGATTCAACCAGGATCTAACAGTAGATTCAGTTACACCCATTTCCTTACCGATCGCACTATTGCCGTATCCTTTTTCTTTTAAGGATTTAGCTTTAGCAACCTGCTGTTCTCTGCGAGTATATTCTGCCCAATATTTCTCATTACGATAGTCTTCGAGACTCATGTCAAATTCTTTTCTGACATTCTCAGCTGTTTCTTTCCAGCCTTCTTTTCTCAGGCGTTCAACACGACTAAGGAAATCGCCGCCATGTTGATAAGGGTCTTCGCCTGAGCCATATGGGTAGCGACCTGAATGGAACTTGGTACCGTAGTGCATTAACTCATCTGTATTCCCATCGAACACGGCACGCATTTCATCTAATACTGAATTCACGTCTACTCCTCCTCACGATCTATTTCTTCTAATAACTTGTTAAGATGCACGATCTTTTCCATTATAGGAACAATGTCTTCTGCAGTCGGATTCCAAACTATGACTTCGTCATTTTTATAAAGTCTAAGTTCGATCTGAATATCGCTCGGTCGAACTTTATACTCTAAACAGAATAACGCTGCGTAGACTTCTACTTGCTCCATATGAGATTCTATCTTTCCAACTTTGCCAGTCTTAAGATCGTGAATTCTAAGCACACCGTTTCTAAAACAAATAGCATCGGCAGTACCAAAAAATCGCTCAGAATAAAATAGAACTACTTCAGTTTCCATCTTGTATCCGATGGCATCATTAACATATGCGCAAAGAGTCTTTTTAGATTTAGGTTGTTTAAGTCCTAGATTAATAGTTTCTGCAGCCCATGCATGAAGTCTGCTTCCCATCTCTGCTGCTTTCTTATTGTTATAGACTTCGATAACTTTATCGTCGTCGTATCTTAACCAGCTTGACTGAGATGCAGTAAATGGAGCATGCAGTCCACTTAGATTTTTATGGTCGTAAAATTTCATAGGCGCCTCCGTTTACGTTTAAATATGACATCCAGATCTTCGAGTACTTCGTCTTTATTTTCAGGAAATACAAACCTGGAAAAAGACATATTGTTGAGAGTGTCAACATAGTACTCTTGATTCGGCTGCCTGTGAGCGTGGCGCTCTTTCTTAACTTCAAGAGTGGCCCACTTGTCTTTGTAGAGAATAGTCCAGTCAGGGAAGCCTTGAATGTAACTTGAGTCATTCTTTAGTGCGATACAACCGGGATATCTTGTCTTGATTTCGTCGATTAGTTCTTTCTGGAATTTACTTTCGAGTTTAGCCATCAGTGAGCCCTCCTTTCCTAAATATGATCAAAAACTAAGAGAAAAAGTACCAAAAGTGCAATATGTACTTCTTCTCATAAAAGGGGCTGTTCGTTTCGCGAAAACGCGCTCCCTTTCAATAGGGGATTATATACGCTCGAAATGATAGCCCTTAACATGCGGTCGTTGTCCAGCAAGATATTTGAATATTTCAGATTTATCACAGCAAATATCTTTTGCGCATTCTGTGACAGTATTATACTCTTTGCCAGTTTCAACGACTCTAACTGCTGTTCTTTTCAATGCAGGCCGTCTTCCACTATCTATTGACTCTCTGGCAATATCTTTCCTTGTACGCCATTCGAGATTATCAACTGTAATATCTGTCCGATCTCCATTTTTATATGTCACATCCATTCCAGGGTGCTCACCCAAAAACGTTTCAGCTAAGACTCGTGCAACTCTCACTGTGTATTGCTGATTATTTTTTCTAAGACAGACTTGAATATACCCATTGGTGTTTGTGAAAGTTTTCATTACACGCTGAGTTCTAATATTCATGATTCTGCCTTCGCTACTTCCGTTGTAGCTGGGAAAGTTTTTCAGAGGTTTCCAAATCTCCATTTTGTTTCTCCTTTCAAATTGTCAATTGTTAATAATAGTTTAAAGCTTGGTTAACTGCGTGCTGAATTTAAGTTGGATGCGCAAAGAGAAAAGAGGCCGTGGGATCACAGCCCCTAATCTTTCGCGAGGGTTCATTTAGGTGATAAGAATATCAATAACCGAGAAGGTCGCTTGGAGTGCAATCGAGGGCGTCGCAGATGCGGAGAATCAAAAGGGTATCTGGTAGAGTATTATTGTCTATATGTTTATGTATTGTATACTCTGTTACAAAACTACGATATGCTAGTTCGCTAATATATGATATTCTAGATTCTTGGAGATAAAGTTTCATCTTATGCAAAAAATAGTTAGCTACTTTCGGTGTGTCTATAGCAGAACTAAAGAAACCGTCGTGTACTGGAAGTACAATTCTTTTATACCCTAGAAGATCATTAACGCTGCATTCGAATAATTCAGCCATCAAAATCAATGTTGTAGACTTCGGAAGTGTTATTCCCTTTAAGTGCTTCCGAAATGTAGTTTCACTGATTTCGCTATAATATGCTACGTACCAAGGTCTCAAATTTTTCTTATTCATATATTCGACTAAGCGCTTAGTAAAATAATTCTTGATTCGTGTTTCGTTTATCATAATATTTCTCCTTTATAAAATATCAGTCCAATAAATCTGCAATAGAGCAATCTAATGCCTGAGCTAATTTTCGCAAAGCGGTCGCAGATGGAGTTGCTTTACCGTTTATATAATTATAAATAGATCCTTTACCAAGCCCGGTATATTCTGCCAAAGTTTGTTGCGTATGTCCTCTTACACCCATCATTTCATTAAGATGATATGAGATCGACGCCCTACAACGTTCCTCCGTAATATCTTTTGCATTAAACATACCATGATCTTCCACAATACGAACGCCTTTCGTGATGTTATCAAAATCATATTTCATACCATTTTTCATAATAAGTCTAATGCCTCTATCCCCTCTAGGTCGATAATTATCAACGTCATTGACTAAATATGGATGGTTCGCAGCAAACTCCTCAAAAATTTCTTCGTAATATTGTGTATTCATTATTAGTCCTCCTATTTTTACTCGTGACCATTTTTGTGGCCATTTTGCTTCTAAAGTTATTCTATTACCTTGCCCAGGATTCTGAACATTTTACCTATTATTAGTTCAATATTCTGGGCAAGCATATTAAAATTATATGGGGTATAAAAGTGGGCTTTTGGCCACAAAAACTCAAAAATGAGCCAAAATAGCCACAAAAACGCCCAAAAAACGTAATTATTGTATTACAATAATTCGTTTGACATCCCGAAAACGATTTATAACCACACCTTCTAGTTCAATATTCTGAACTAGAAATACTGAGTTTTTCTCCGATTTATCGTATTACAATAAATAAAAATGGTCATTTAATGTATTACAATAATTCAAAATCGATTTAATGTATTACAATAAATAGGGTAAAACCTTAAAAATCGATTTAATGTAATACAATAAATAACTCTAAAATAATTAATGCAATACAATAATTCACTGGTTTTAGAGTCTTCCAAATTTAAAATTGTAGAACATTCGCACCGCCTTTCTAATAATATCCGAAATATTCACACCAGTTTCAATCTCAATATGCCTGATCATAGCCTCCTCTTCCTCGTCAAATCTCACTGTATGAGTATTTTTACGTGTCTTATCGAGAGTCGGTCTCCCTCTCACGCGTTTACCTACTACACTATCATCCAAAATCATCACCTCTATCCTCAATATTGCTCCTCAAATTCCTCCTCAAAATATAAAAAAGAAAGAGCCAGCGTTAAGCCAGCTCCTCTTTCATTAATGTTCATTTCTTGAGATTAACTCTGAACAGTGCATAGACCATCTGAAAGAAATTGCCGTAACAAGTAATACTACTAGAGATAGTCTTACCTCCGTAACTATTAATTATCCAGTTCCTCTTCTCAAACAACCTTCTGAACTTCATAAATTAACTCTCCTTTTATTTTAGTTTTCCATAAAAGAACGTGTTTTCTACGCGAAAAAGAAAAGGGCCCGAAGACCCAAATCTTTTAAAGTAGACTCAATAGCAAATCTTAATCTCGAATTGATTATTACCCAAATCAGTCCATGACATCACAAAACCATTAACACCATACCGAATGCAATCGTTAGGTTCATCTGGATTCCAATTAGCTTCAAAGATATTGTAAATCATATCAAGATATGCATAACCTCGAAGCTTAATGTATTCATAAATCCAACGTATTTGCAATTGGATAAATGATTTATTGACTTCACGATCATGACTCCAATAAGGATTCTTTTCATCAAAAATAAAAGTTTTTACCATTTTAATCACTCTCCTTCATAAAAGAGGATGTAATTTTCGCGAAAAATAGGAGTCAGCGTTTAAGCCAACTCCACTCTTCAGTAAGTTCCCATTCAGGGTTAATAATACCTTCTTCTGCTTCTATCACATACGGATAAGCCACCAAAGGTCCATTTGTACCCAAACCTACCTCTAATTCCTTACGAACATATTTCGTTATTCCATTGCGAGAGTTAAGTTGAGTCTCGAACTCATCGACCATTTCTGGTGTGACAAAAGCATAATATTCTTTAACCATAAATATCACTCTCCTTCATAAAAAGGGGATGTAATTTTCGCGAATAAAAAAAAGAAAGAGACCCTGTTTCCAGAGCCTCTAACTTTAGTTCTAAGTTACTTCTTCACTTCTTCTCCAAACACCATAAGCATTTTATTCCTCCAAAATATAAATCAGTAACCTTTCGGTTCCATAATAGAGAGTGTTAATATCGCGAAATATTTATCATTTCTCCTCTTTTTCTAGTGCCTTCAGCGACTCAATATATGTTAGTATAAGATCCATGCAAGTCGGGCAGCAATCGATTGGGTCATGTGAAAAATACTTCATATATTCATCAATATTTAAAAACATTAATCCGTTTACATTCTTGCTACTATCCTTAGCATTGTACATGTTATAAAATTTACCGCAAACATCACACTGTTTAGCAGACGACATAATTAAAACCTCCTCACCCTTTCGTTCCTAACCGCTCGCGGCGCGCCTTGTTTAACTTTGACCAATGCCAACCATAACGATTAAGTCTTTCGCGTGTATCATCCTCAGCCAACTCAATAACCATATCCAGCTTTTCAGCGCAACTCTTACATAAATGTCTGAACCTATCGCGAGTATTAAGTCGCTTAGTAAAATAGAATACATGCCGACCACATTCATCCAGCTCCAGAGGCCTATCACAAAAATCGCATACAACTTTAGCCGCCATAGAAATATCAACCCTCCTTAATAAAACGTCTTTTGTCCCAAAATACAATGACAGATTCCACTCCCACCATTCTTAGAATTATTAGAGCAGTGCTTACAGGGTGAACTGTCAAAAGCCGAATCGCTTGGCTGCATAGATACAAAATGCGTTTCGATATAATTGGTTCTATCAGAGGCATAACTATTCCCGCCAAAAGGAACTCTTACTACTTTCTCAGGTTCACCTTCCCAATGCCATCCGCAATTCAGGCACATTTTTTGAGGAATTGGTGGATAAACAGCTATTGCAGTATCTATAAGATCATGCCCGCATTTGGGACAAGTTTCAATGATTATCATATATTTATTCCTCCTCAACAGTATTGAATTTATACAGTTCTTTCAATGCTTTTCTCATTACATCAGATCTACTAACCTCGTTAATATCAACTAGATGATCAAGCATCGCAGACTCTTCTTTATTTAAACGCACGTCGCATTTATCTCCATATGTTCCACTATATTTGGGTCGCCCAGGACCTCTGTTTCCCCGCTCTTTATCCTTCCACACAAATTACTCACCTCCAACACATCAATCATCAACTGAAGCTAAAAGAAAAGGGCCCATATAGAGCCCATTCCCTTACGAGGACTTCGCCTCAGCTTCTTTCTCCTCGTCCATTTCATCCAAAATCAATTCATTCTTCAAACAATCTTCACACTGACACATAAGTTCTTTGAAACCCTTCGGCCGCACCTTATATTCCGGACACGTCGTCAGCTTAGAATATATCCGCTTCTCGTACTTCTTACACTTCCATTCCGCCCAAGTAGGGCACCAAATTGAAAGTGCACACGATGAACACAAAGTATCTACACTCACTTACCATCACCCTCCTTCTCATCTATTCGCTTTGACAGATATCTTTTAATGGCCTCGCAACGCTTAGTATAACTGCAACGAACTATAGTATCTCCTAATATCACTAGCCCATTTGAGCTTATAAGCTTCTCTGGCTTAATAACATCCGGATAAAAGTCACAACATTCAGAACAATATGGCTGAACCTCAAGACGAATCATTATATCACCTCCATAACGTTAATCAGCGGTCTCGGCACCAGTGTCAACTTCTTCCTCAACGTCACGAATACCAAGCTCCTCAAAGTCTCGAGCAAGAGCAATAGACATCGAATAATTTGACTCAGAATAACAAATCCAGATTGCCCAACCATCCTCAGTCTCAGCGTAATACATAATACTAGAAGACTCATAGTACTTGACAAAACCAAAGTCCTGCAGTTCCTTAACATAGTTGCTGTAATTTTCCTTAGTCGTGTAACCTACGAGGCAGCTAAATTCATCGGCCGATTCATAAGAAATAGCACCACGATTACTCCAAAGAGGCGCAGGGATCTCACTGGCAATACCAAGGGTCGGCCAAGAGTAAATATCATACTCTCTAGCATTCGGGAACTGAGCAGTATCAACATCTTTCAGAACAACTTCCTTCTTAACTACGGGAGTAGCACCATTTGCACCGTCATCGCCATTTGTACCATTAGATGTGCATCCGCATGCAAGTACAGCAAACATAATAACTGCGAGAATAATAGCAATATACTTTTTCATAAATAATTTCCCCTTTCAAACTTTCAAATTAACAAATTTCTTCAATCCATCCGAAACTATCATACGATGGAGGATCGGTCTTAAATATCTTCTCAGCTTCAGCCTCAGAGTGGGCTAGAATTATAGAGGACTTACGTCGCTCACCTCCACTAGACCAATAATCCCCAACGAAATAATAGACTCGGAATTTCTTCATTTTTTCGTGTTTCTTACTCATTATTTCTCTCCAAACGAATAACTTTTACGTCCGTGTTTCTTTTGTTTGTATTTCACATACCTATCTTAACTTTTTACACGGCGTTCCATAAAATAGTTACCTACAGCGCCACGATCAACTTCATTAGCTTTCTCTTTGTCTAAATCATATTGCGCCCTCTCGCTTAGATACTCTTCGCATTTAGCAGAGCAGCCAGGGTATCTTTTAGGCGCCACACAATCTAGGCAGCATTTAAAATAGTTCATTTCTTCTTATCATCCTCAGATCCCTTATCTCTAATAGAGTGATAGAACAGCACCGAAAAGAATACTATCCACCAATGTCTAAACGCAACAGCGAGTAGTACAAACGCACACAAGCATACTGTGTTGTACATAATTATAGCGACATTATCGTTCATACATATCTCCTTTAAATATCATCCGATTTACGATTGGTACTTTTGTTTGTTTCAAAACCTTCTGGATAACGAGCCCTGAGCTTATCAATATTCATCTGAAATATTGTCTTAAGATCATAGTCAATTGCATCAGCACTAACTGCGAGATACCAAGCAATATCTCCAAGCTCCTTGGCCATATGTTCCTTGTCAAGCTCGTGTCCCTGGAACATATGCTTCTTTAAAATATCAATATATTCGCCAGACTCTCCGCACAAACCCATAGCGCCCTGAAGAATGCGGTCAGTCTCATCAGTAGTGGGTGATTCAGTGCGAAGAGCCATCTGCTGGTATTCGTTAATCGTCATTGTTAGTCTCCTTTTCTTCTACATCAAGAAATTTCTGTTTAAGTTCAGTAAGCATTCTATAATCCTCTCGAATTACAGGTATAACAGCGTCATTCGTTGCGTTCATGCAGTCGCTAATGTCATCGATCTTGTCTTGGCAATCATGCATAGTAGATATAAGAGTTCCTAAAGCGCTACAAGAATCGTTGACGTGCTTATAGCAGATCGAAGTCATTTTCCCTAGTTCCTGGATCTTGTCACCTAGCTCATTTGTCCGAGCCAATACGATCTCATAACTACTATCCATTATGCGATACATATCTTTTATCTCGTTAAGTTGAAATTTTAGCTCTGTTATCCTGTGAATGAGCATGCTAAGAATTATCGAGAACGCTATAAAACCTAGAGATATAATAAACAAAATTTTAAGTTCCATATCCATGTTATTTCACCTGCTTTCTAAGAAGTTCGTCCCTATAATCACTAATAAGTTCTATAAGGGTATCAAAATCTCCCGACTTTAGTTGCTCGTTAATATATCGATCCCTAAGATCATTAATCCGTTCGAGCGTCTGCACAATATCATATACCGTCATTTATTTATCCTCCTTTACTTTAGGCCCTATAGCAAACCAATCACACCAGCCATTGCGTTTATTACACGGTCTACAACAATACTCGCACGCCCAGTCGTAATATGTCGGTCCGTTTGGACCCATGTCCTTGAAACAAACATCCTGTAGCGCTTTCTGAAAAAGCGAGTAAACATAAACATAGTTTTCATTAGCTGACTTGAATCTCTCGGGAGTAATACCCCCGAGATTTACAATAAGCCGATTCTTAAAGTTCTTAAAGGACATTGTCATCATCCTCCGCATTACTTAGCGTACGCATAGGCTTCCACTCGCTATGCTTATAAGGATTACAATTACTGCATGGACGCTCGTTTATGCTACGACTGTAAAATGCACAATTATGGCAACCATTTTTGGTTTTTTCCTTCGATTCTGTTTTTGGTTTTTCCTTCGATTCTGTCTTGGGCAGCCACTTCTTGAATGTCTCATAGTAATTACCCTTGTTACCAAGAGCTTTCTTTGCAATAGCCATCGCCAGTCCCTTCTCAGGATCATAGACTTCGTTCTCGGCCTTCACTACTGTTTTAGTTCCGTCCTGCCAAAAGACAATCGTAGCGGGATTGTTAAATATAACGCCCTTGATGGTCGCAACGTTGAGCTTGCTCATGATATATTTCCTTTCCTGTTCTTTACGGATTGAATTTAACTCCTCAAAGAGGCTATTGACTTCGTAAGTATCATTCAAGATATATTTGGTCATAGCTTCGTCAGTATCCATATAGCCGTTAATTTTAGGGTAGGCAGAACATGCAGTTTTTTCGTGCGTGGCGCTTTTAATCTCGCATTCGCAAAGCCAATAAGTACCGTCTTTCGAATATTTATTGTTTTTACCCTCGATCATGAGTCCATACTTGGACGTTCCGTTTTCTCCCTTATATATTTTATGAATAATTCCTAAACGGCCCGCAAGCCACGGCTTTGACGCCGTAGGTATAACCGTTACTATATCGCCAATTTTAAATTTCATATTTATTCTCCTTTCGCATATTCATCCAATGGAATTTGGTCTGTATCGCCGCCATGAATAGTTACGCTCACCATTACTTTTCCTGCCTCTTCATCCCAATAAAGACTATCGAGAATCCAGTCAATTTGGTCCTGAATATCGGGCTCAGTCATTCTCATAACTTCATAACCCTGGAGTCCGACACTTCTCCTAAGCTTATCGAGAACGTCGAACGTCCACATCTGGAATTTACGAGCCTCAAGCTTACGACTGGCAAATAGCGCTTGATAAATACCGTGCTGATTTACGACTATCATATCTTGAGTTTTTCGTGCTTTAGATGTGGTATACTTTGAAGGTATATCACATACGTCAACCCTAACTTTTTCAAGCGTACTTGGATCAAGACGTTGCGATACTTTAAAGGTTTTAAGCTGAAGGGCATCGCATATATCCTTAAGAACCGCCCACCATGTTCCGTCCTCGAGTTCGATAAAACGAATGGCATACCCATTCCAATATTCAGTTCTCATTTATTCTCCTTTCAAAAATAATAGGAGACCTTGCTAAGATCTCCTAGAGTTATGTACAGTTTGACATTTAGCCACCTTACAATAGTTTTCGTAACCTAAAATATCCATAACCCTATTTCCCCAGTCCGGTGAAATGCCTGCTATTTTCCATATTAGGTTTGCTAGTGCTATTTTAATTCTTAGCATAAATATCAACTCCTTCCATAATAGGACGTGTTTTTATCGCGACTAACACTGTCTCCCAACAAGCCTATTCAGATAGAACTGTGCCTTCTCGAGGTCTTCTTTATACTTACCTTTCAAAGGAGCTCTCCAAAGATACTTTATAACCTGACCCGCAAGCCATGCATCCACAGGATTCTCGTACTTACATATCGCAGCGGTTATCGCATCAATACACTCAACTCCGCCTGCAGTATAATGCGAGGGATGGTTGACAGGATCTTCACACTTGCGTACAGCATCAGTGCGTCCAACGCCATCGGCAATACTCTCTTCAATCGTCATTTCTCTTACCTCCAAATATCAGATAGACCATCTCAAGCTTTGCTTTTAGGATCGCATTCTCCTGTTCGAGCGCTGCGACATGCTCATATACATCACTGTCATGACTTGCTCGCTTTACTTCATCCCAGTCAATATCATTAGCGCGAAGAAGATTTGGTGTTACTATGCAGTCAATTTTGTCAGAAAGCTCTTTAAGGCCGTCTTCTATCACACTATCGGTAGTTAGCTGCACACATTCACTCGGTACGCCCCCATTATCACGTTTCCAATTTTCAAAGGCTACATAGTCAGCTTTACGCTTTCCACGCCTACCACCACGGGCACCGATTTTAGCAAGGCACGCTGTTAAAGTCTTGACATTAACGCCCATCATTGCGGCAATATCCGTATCAGAAACGTCGAACATACCGCGCAGCTTTTGAACATACTGCTTTTTCAAATCGTCAGGATATCTTTTGAATTCTGCATATGTAATAGGCTGATTTATCTTATAACTCTTTACTTCACCGTTCATTTTATTCCTCTCCTTGTTAGTTAAATAATCGGACGGAAACTTTACTCCGCCACGCTTACCGTTATGTGTTCTTTTGTTGAATGCTCCTCTGGCTATACGTTTCTTCTCCGCCGCATCAGTAACGAACATATATTTCTCGTCAGTCATCAGCAATCTCCTTCTCGAAAGTTTCAGATATGAGTTCCCTTGCTTCAATTGCGATCTTTTCGTACATATACTCGCGTCCCTGCATCACCTCAGAAAACATAAAGTCTACCTTTCGGTCCTCACATTCGCCGTCTTTAACTACGATTATCTCGACAGTATATCCACCATTAGACGTCAGAAATATAAATCTATAGCCCCGCTCTAACAGATCCTTGATGTAGGAATCAGGGACAAAGATCTCAGTATCTCTAGCCATTAGGCTTACTCCTTTCGTACTTACCCTTGTACACGTCATCCTCAGAATACAAATCACACCATATGTTGCGTCCGCACATAGCGCATTTACCCTGCAGAAGTCTCATACTACAACTAGCAATCGGATGATCCTGCTGCACAATTGCTGAGCACGCAAAGCATAAAAGTATTTCTTGCATTACGTTTCTCCTTCCTCTTCGGTGGTTTTTAGTAAGTTTATAATTTCATTCATAGTTATACCTTTGTAAGTTTTGTGGTTTATTGTTCCTGTGTACGTCCGTTCTCCATCCTTATTGAAGCCATCGACGTATATATTCATTTCTGGCATTCCTTTAACCATCATTTCTTAATATTCGCTCCTAAAACTATTGGTTGTTCCTCCACTAGCGCACCAATAGAGGTATGCGTAGTTCCACGGTCTACTCTCGCCGTTCTTTATAGCATTCCAGTTGTCCAATACTTCAGCCGCAGCTTTGAGACATACTTCAGAGGGTGTGTTATACGGGGAATATCCATGGATTTGATTAGGCTGCTTGATAACGCCAGCGATTGTGTCGGGGAATCTTGGATCGTCTACTCGGTTACAGATAGTCATACCGACGTTTATCATATCCTGGTATTCAAACTCATAGCACTCACCATCCATAGCCTGAGCCAAAATATAAATGTCATCATCTGTATAACAGACTGGTGTTGGTTCTGGTGTTGGTTCTGGTGTAGGCATTAATGTAAGGGGATCTATAAGCGTCTGTATGGGCTCTGTAGTGCTCTCTGAGACCGTAGCCTTCAGTGGGTGGCATAGTCCATTAGTATCGACCTCAGGCGGCTGTATGCCATCCTGCACGTTCTCTTGGATGTGTATAGCAATAACAATAGTAAGGGCAAGTAGTAAGAAGCAGAGCATTGAAATATAGACGTATCGTAATTTCATTTGTATCTCCTTTTAACATAATCTTGTTCTATAAGCTGAGATAGATTTTCAAATATAAAGCATAAGATATTGAGTACCGCGAACACTATAAACACGATGATCGCAATAGTTTCCATCTCTTACCTCACATTCCACTTTTAATCAGCTCGATCAGTATGTCTTTGGTCATAGAAACAGCCTCAGTCCTCGTGAAACCGTTCTGAGCCAGAGACTTGACTAGCATCCCAGCCATTTCTCCGAGGGCTCCTATACCGTTTACAAGAGAGTTCAGGGCATCATTATTCATTCTTTTCTCCTTTCACTTTGTCTGCAAATATCTTAGCCATGTTAGCTAATCTTATAGTTTCTTTTATGTCGTCCAATGCTTTGTCTTTTAGTGTCTCTGTATCTACTATTATCTCGACTGTAGTGAAGCGGCAATCACAATCCAGACACTTATGCCGCCTACGACGTTTGTTGCCTCGCATCTCACGAGAGTCTATGCAATACAAGTTAGTGCTGCTGCATGCCGGACAGATCATAAGTCCTCCTTTTCAAAATATAAAAGAAAAGACACCATGTTTCAGGTGTCCTAAACTTTTTAATAGAGCGGTATCGGTCCTACGACATATGCCAAATAATTTGGGTCATTCTTAATAGATCGGTTCATTTCATTGCACTGATTAATCGCCTTTTTCTTATCGGTATAAGCGCAGTCAGCCCAATGAATAATGCTACCGTTCGCACCTGTCAAATTCCCTTGCACGACATATACCATTTTCATAAATATCAACTCCTTACATTATAGGAGATGTTTATTTCGCGAGTATACAGTGTATACTACCTCCGATAATGAAGAGGCTTCCTGGAAACCCTAGGTATGCACAGAGCCCACTTATGAGATAATCGTAGTAACAGACCTTTTTCGGATTTAGATCTAGTTCTTTGTTTAAGTCACTATGCCATTTGAAGCAATATAGTGATACGGCTAAACTTAGCAGCCCCAGAATTAGAAATACCCAAAGAAGCATTCAAGTCGCCCTCCTTTCAAATATAAGCATCCCATTTTTCGCGTATTGAAATTTTGCATCGCCATACAGTAGTATGCGAGATTCCAAGTTCTTTAACTATCTCAGGCACTTTCTTATCATTCGCAAGACATCTGACCACGTCTTTTTCAATAGGTGTTAGCGAATCCCAGAATCCTTTGAAGTCTATAAATATAACATCATTGTCGCCTGGGATTATGTCCGATAACATCAGTCTTTCAAGATCATCTGACTTAAACGCCGGCTCGTTCAGGCTTACTAAAATATCATTTTTGTTTTTTCTTTTCTGTCTCAATGCTGATCGGACTTCAGCAGTTACTGCGTTCCGAATGCACTGGCACGCATATGTAGAAAACTTTGAAATATCCTTGTCGTATGTTAGACAAGCTTTCCATAAACCCAAACGTCCGATTTGTTGAAGATCTTCGTCGAATTGCCTGTCGGGAAAGTGCTTTTTAATGACGTGATAGACCAGTCTCTCGTTGGCGAAATATAACTCTTCGTTTGTCATTTCCTCACGCCCATTCTTTAAGAGCCGCCTGTTCGCGAGCTGTGACCATGATCCTTTCGATTTCAGCATCTGACTTGGCAGCTCTGATTTTATTTACAACCTCGTCTCCGTAACCAAGTTGCTTTGCTGCATCCATAGCCGTGTACTGGTAGCTAACCTCACCGAAATATTTGCTAAATCCCATTAGTTATTCTCCTTTCAAAAACGGTCATACAAGCGGTTAGTCGAATCGGAACAAGTAAATGTATTTGTTCTAGGATTTGGTACCTCTCGTGAATAATGTTCGCAAGATAATGTTACTGTGAAGTCTGAATTAACACGCGGGAGGTTACTGAGGGTTTTGAGATAGGTTGTCTTAAGAGAGCATACTTCTTGATGAATACAATGCGTGCAAAGAGTTTCCATTACACAGTTAGTCATTTTTATTCTCCTTTCTCAATCGATAAAATTATACATTTCAAAATCCTTCATATTTCCATGATTAACACGATATCGCAATGTCTCGGGGTTCACGCCAAACAGTCTAGACCATTCTGCAATACTGCGAGTTATTCCATTCCAAGTTACAAAATGATTTCGCCTTGTATTGTTTTGCTGAGAATATCGGTCTGTCCAACGGCAATTTTCTGGAAAATAACCTTTTTCGTTGTTTTGTCTATCCAAACTTAAGCCCTTTTCATAGCCAGCTTCTCTGGCCCAAATATAAAAAGACATGAAATCGCTTTTCCAGCTATCGCATACCGTTATCCCTCTGCCGCCATAACGTTCAAAATTATCAGCATTAACGTTGGTACAGCGTTGGATCATTCCGCTCCAGACACCATATAAAGGATGAGATGTTAAACCATGAGTTCTTCCATATTCATGTATATGCTCTTTCCGATTGCATCCGCATGATGTAACATCTCCAGAAGTTAATGAACCGCGATAAACTACGGTCTCGTTTCCGCAATCGCATTTGCATTTCCACCATGTATTATGATGTTTTGGATTTACGTGGTCTAATTCTATAACGGTTAATCGACCAAAACGTTTTCCGATAATAGAATAATCAATCATTTTTACCTCCAGTTATTAATTCTGAATATGGTAAACTAGGAATCCATTCGTTGCAGAATTTAACCCATTCGTCAAGCTTGTGATCCTTACGAGACTTATACATGTTCGCCAAGACTTCATAATTTAGCATTACCGTTCGACGCTGATTGTAAGAGCTAGGTAGGAGCTGGATCATTTGCCACCAGTATACTTTCTTTTGTGCAGTAACATGTTTTCGCTCACTTTCGGTAAGATCGGTTCTTCTAAGCATTTTATCAGCCATAATGTAAAGATCTCGGCTTTTGTTCAACATCTTGATTGTTAAATTGAGAACCGCATTTGGACCAAGGACATAATTATTCACGGTCTCGGTCAAGGTTTCAAAATTGATAACCGGCGCTTCATCTATAGCATTAGACGGATAACGCCAAATATCATCTAAGTGCTCATGCGAAAAGTCATCAATAGTAAACTCTTTATCTGCAATCTTGTGCATCGTAGAGCAGGAGTTTGCAACAGTGCCAACTTTGTAAGTATCAAATTCTTTGAACCAGTACAGCGGAGCCGTAATATCAACATACACAGTAATCATTCGCATGAACTTACGATGATCTGTACCAGCGTTGCGAAGGCGGTTCATGAGGTCGATGTCATTAGGGCCGATATCATAAGTATATTCATCGTTGTACTCTACAGTTTTATAGTGTTCCGCCCACCGGTCCCAGTCAACCTGTTTACGAAGTTCGATAGGCGGGATTTTCGCATCCCATCCGCTATCGCTCTTCGCCCAAGAGTTCATCGGATTACGCATTCCTCTGATGGCAGCTTCCCAGCCGATTACCTCAGTGTTTTCAATTTTAAGCATTGTTTGATTCCTCCATAAGTTTCTTAGCAGCTTTGATTTTTTTGCTCATCATTCCACGCGTGTGGGCACTTAAATGTGTCCATTGCACAGAAACAGCACATGCACCCCTGAGTCAGCACCCAACAACGATTGGCGAGTGCACGACAATCATTAATCAAAAGTCTCTCAACCGTTTCATGATCCTTTTTCGAATAGCAGAGCTGTTCACGAAGAACGCTTATCTCATGTTTTAATTCTTCGTTTTCTTTTGTTGCATCCGAAGCCATCTTCTGGCGCAATTCGTCAAGATTCATTACTCTTCTCCTTATTAATAATCTTTACTTTATAGCCCAGTGCTTTTTCGATCTCATCGAGAGTCATTTCTCGAGAAGCGTACTCTGTGATAATATTAAAATAATAAGCGGGCTCTTTAACACCCTGTTCGATTGCAAGATCGCAAGTAGATTTGTATAGCATCATCGAATCACTACAATCTATATAAGGGCGTTCTAAGAGATATTCATTATATGATGGAGACGATTTAATAACGGGTAGACATTGTTGGTTAAATGGTATTGAAGTCTTGGGAATTACAACAGTATGCTCGCCATTTTCATTTTCATATTTATAAATTAGTTTAAGAAACCACTTCCCATCTTCCCTATAAGGAAAAATATTAGAGAGCTCAGCATCATTTTTACCCATCAAATATCAATTACTCCTTTCTGATAACTTTTCTTATTAAAATAGTATGCATCTCCATCAAGCGTGAGAGAATATATCTTCTCCTCTGGATGATATCGAATCTCCCAATCCTCATACCCAGACTGCTTGAGCATATCTTCCAACTTTATAATAAAATCAATCATTATTTTCTCCTTTAATTTCGAAAGTTTTTATGTATCGCCATCAATTTCTACAAAGCGGATATCATGTCTGCACCAGTTTTTCAGTTCGCATGTTATTCATACTTTTATCCTTTCAAAACTTACTGATAAAACCTAACTTCAGTATATTTGGTGGCTATTTCAAGCTGCTCTTTGGTCATTGCTGGGAATTTAAAGACATAAAAGCTGCCAGCATAGTAACCGTCTTCAACTTGCTCCGTATATTCAATTCCATGATTTTTGAAATATGCCTTTGCTGCGGAAGCATCAATGAAACCTTCGACTTCTCCATAAATAGGTTTACTGAAATTCATGGATTTTTCTCCTTTCAAAATATAAAGTGGCCGTATTTAATATGGGTTTAACCAATACCAATTCGAACCAGTGAAACGCAGCCATATCTAATGCCGTTTGAACCGTCCTCAGATCTAAGGTCCTTTAAAGGGACGTTAGATGCATCTGCAAGAACTCGTCCGGACAAAGAAAAAGCCCCAGCTAAAATAGCCGAGGCCTTTCGTCAAGTATTGACTGTTATTTCTTCTGGAAATTCCAAATACCAATTGTTCCATTCCGGGGTATAAAACGCAATTTTATCTTCAACAGTACCAAAGTCATAAACCGGCACGTTAAAGCTAATTTCGTTAATCAATCTAACTTTATTAGCTACATCATTGCCGTATAAGCCTCTGATTTGTTCTATGTAAATACGCCCCATGGCCTCAGTTGCAATTGGTATACGTTTTGTTTTAAAAGTCATAACGTATCAACTCCTTTCATTAAAGGAGATGCTTATTTCGCGAGCCCCATTTAAGGGGCATATCTACTCACGATAAGGGTCAAAACCGCTAGTCACTGGGCACAACCTCCTCGACCCATCCGAAGAACATCTTATAGTCGGACAAATCTTTAGAATAGGCATATCTTCCAACTTTATAATAAAATCAATCATTATTTTCTCCTTTCATGATGTAGCCAAGAGCCTCAAGAATTATACATGCGCCATTGACATTATAGTCATCTACAATAATATCAAGAACACAGTTACCATATTCATAAGCTTTGATCTTACGATAATAAATAGACAGTTTAATAATTTCAAAAGTTTTATTCATTACCATTCTCCTTTATGATAGAAACATTCGGATTATTCTTGATATCGCACTTATCAAAGAGAGTTCTGCCATAAAAATCTCTCATATCATAATTGTCCATATACCCAAGGCGGCATCCTGCTTCCATTCCTCGTTCATTATGACACTGATAAGGCGTCTTACAGAACATTGGACACTCTTCGCATTTTTCAGGATATCGTTCAAGTTCCAAAATAACTTTCTTCTTATACTTCATGCATTTCCTCCATAAGTAAAATATTTAAGCCAAACTCGGCCGTGATTTATAATGCTACTAAGTAGATATTGATACAGAATGACATTTGCCTGTTCTGTACAGACGGGGTTTATAATAAAATTTTCGTTCGCTGTAAGAAGAAAGCGTATTTTGTCTGCAAATTCTGTATCAGTCATTAATTTCGCCGCCTTTCAAATATTCCTCAACTGCTTCATTCCAAGCCTTCTTGGTTGCCAGCTCGCCTTTTGCAACGATTTTTCCTTCGAAGTCGCATATGTTGCATTTACGAAGCTGCCCGGAACCCCTCCTAGAGGAATCGTACGCAGTATACCAGACACTTGTGTTTTTACACCCGCACACCGGGCAGGGCAATAGAGTCACTTTCTCTGGAATCTTGACTAGTTTATATCCAAGCTTTTTAGCATCAGTTCTAAGCCGCTCGAGTTCGACAGATTCAGTCATTTCCTTTCTCCTTTACCACTTCATTTTTAAATCGTCTGTATGTTTCGGAGCACACTGGGCATAGATCCTCTTCTCCGAGTTTTGTCCATCCTTCGGGAGCGCCTTTCCACATATCGCCAAAGAAGGAATAAGTCTCCTCAAGAGCAACTGCCCCGCAATGATCACAAATATAAACCTTCTTACGTGTCAGCATTGTTCTTCTTTCTCCTTTTCTCTGGATAAAAGTCACATTTATTCGTGTCTCCGCCGCATGAACAGACATCCATTTCTTTTGTTCCCCAACAACGTCCTAAGCGACTCGACAGATTGCATGAGCCTGTTTCCTCGTGATATGCACTGCAAATTTCGTTTGCTTCTTCCTCGTCTTTTTCAAGATGATGCATAAAATGAAAAAAACGGTCCATACAATCAGAGCAAAGATCGAGGTAGTTGCTTTCTCGAAGAATTGTCCCTTCATTATCAACACACACTCGTTTGATTGCGTTGTAAATTCCGGGTTCGTTTCCTAGCGGATAATGCTCATACAATTTTCCACACCTATCGCATTTCTTAGCAAGTGCCATGATTTATTCTCCTTTCAAAATATCACAGAACAACGGCAAGTAATAATGCCTATGAGTATGCCTATAAGACATATTAGAGTGGTTTTCTGACGACCCGGAGTAAACCACTTCATAAAATAATTAGCAAAAACATGCATGACACATGTTACGTTATTCATCATTACTTTCCTCCCTTTCAAGTCACCAGTTACACGTATCTACAAACGCGTAAAGTCTATCCGATCTGGTATTGGGTTCTCGTTCGGATATGATAAAGTCAGTAAAAAGCTTGTCCTGGAAAATATAAAAGACTAGCTTTCCTTCTTTCTGAGCTTCCTTAACTTCCTGATACACACCAGTTCCAATACATCCATCTAGACTGCTAAATATCACAATGTCAGAGTTTCTAATCTTGTTAAGACACTCTACCATTATTATTTCTTCGTTTTTAGTCTTTACTGTTTCAAGGTCAGTCGCAGGATTGCAAATGGTTGCCCTTGGAAAATACTTTCGAATCAAGGTAAGCTCATAAGCTTCTTCAGGCGTATCATACTTCCACTGATGATGAGCGTAATAAATATCGTACATGGACTCTCCTTTCATTTCATCAAATGTTCTTTCTTAAGCTTCAATGCTAGTTCAGCATCTCTCGCTACTTTGTTGTATAATTTTTTATTCTTTCTTATTCGGCTGGTTAGATCAAATCCGGTGCCGCTTTCGAAGTTGTCGAAATATCTATAATATCGGCTCTTCTTATAGGCTTCAGGATTCGACTCTTTCAATTCTAGAAGCTGCCGTGTGTTTGCGTCGTATTGGAAGTCGGATATGATGCTTTCGTCGAGTTCGTAATATGCGTAGGAGTTTACTAGGATGCTTCGCTGGAGGAGCTGAATCTTTTCGAGGTCTGTGAAAGGTTTGGAGAAGGTCATGTTAATTGTCGCTTATTAGATAGCAGTCGGTAATAACAATGTCGTCTTCATAGCCAAGATCTTTAAAAACGTCAAATGCCATTATGCGATTTACCGCGCTCACTATTACTTCATCTTCATACCCGTCGCTATATGTAAATACGATTTTATACTGATTCATTCTTTTCTCCTTTCAAAAATAAAACATAAATATCGAGGCCGCAGATATACCGCTGCGGTGCCGGTTTATTTATATATTATCCGAGTTCGTCAAGCATCTTCTTCAGTTCGTCTTCGGACATATTCTGAAGAGTATTTTCCTGCTTCTGGGCCAGAATATCCATGATACGCTGCTTCTTTGCGGATCTTTCAGCAGCCATACGATTAAGTTCAGCAGCCTGCTGTTTACAGTTGAAGATGTACTTAACAATCTCAATCTTCGTAGTCAGATCCTGCTTCTTGTTGAAAACATCAGCAGACGTAGTAGAGAGCAGACTATCTCCATCCTGAAGGGCGTTCATTTCCTTAGAAAGAGCCTGATACACAGCATCGAGCTGCTTCACATTAAGATCCCAGAGATCTTCAGTAGTAATCATTCCCTTCCACGGATAGCGGAACTTGTACTGGGAAGCCATTTCGAACATAGTGCCAATAGTAGTGTTATTCATATATTTTTTCCTCCTAAAATATAATTTTAATAATTAAAACTTAACCTTAAAGACGCGCTCTGTTGCGCCTTTAACTTTAACGATGAGGTCGTTTCGCTTAGTTGCACTGAATCCAAGACCAGACAACTGATCGTCCGCATCAACAACTGCGAGTTTGCTACCAAGGGCTTCAAAGACTCTCTTGTGCTCATTCAGACGATTATCGAGGAATTCGTTGTAGAAGCCATTAGGCTGTTCAGGATTTACGCAATCTTTCAGCATGAAGAAATAGTGTCTGTGACCGATGCCCTGCTGTTCGTCCCAATAGTTAGGAGAATACATAACAACTGTGACCGGAACAAAGGTATTAGTCTTCAGACCCCATACTTCTCTCGTAGAAACATTGGAAGGAAGCAGCTCCTTGATGGTGAAATTACCGTATGCATCCATATGTACTACCGCTACATTAACCATTTCACCTCTTCTCATGGGTTTGTTGTAGTCGAAGGAATGAATAGTTCCGTCGATTTCTACTTCAGCTCTAAAGCCATGTTTTGCACTACCAGAGTACTGATGCACACGGAAAATATAATCGCCCTCGTGCATGTAACGCTTATTGTCCCAAGTAATGTTTTCTACAGCTACGTTTCTTCTAGGGTCGACAATATCAATGTCAAGCTGTCCATGAGTGGGAGAGAAACAAGGTTTCTTAGCAGAGCCAAAGTAAATCTCGTAGTTACCAGGTTCACTACAGTGAGCGTCCAGGTCGCAATTGTCGGCGCCATCCTCATTCCACTGAATACTGAAACGAAGTACGCCATCGACTCTACCTCCGGCACTTTTAACATTCTCTCGAATATCACTATCTGTGATGTTTCCGGTATAAGCCCAGCTAAAAGCATTGTTCCATTTGAACATACTCTTCGCGTCTTTATTGACCGGAGCAATCAGAGAAACCATATTCTGAGCGTGCTTGTTCTCCAGCAAAACTTCGACACTCTTAGCCGTAGGAAGAATATCATTGACGAACTTTTCAGCAGATACTTCTTCGACTCTAGAGAACTTCTTCGGGTCGACAACAACTTCAGCCATCATGTCATCGAAAATATCACCGCCAATACGCTTAGCAGCATCTCGATTGGAAAACAAAATGTTATTAACGGTAATATCGTCCAGAGTGGCAAACCGTCTGGGAAGGGACTCCATATAACCGAGTTCTGTGATCTTTTTCCTAGCCTCTTCAAGCATCTTCTTAGTATAGATAGCCTTAGGACGCTTGTAGTTCGTAGGGGCTACTATCTTTTCATAACGTCTAACAGCAGTGTCCAGATCCATGCCCTCAGAAATATCAACAAGAAGGACTCCGATGGAATGATTGCGGATACGACCGATCGCATCACTAAGATTAATAGCCCGTTTCCAGGTGTATGCATCTCGCTTGTCCTCAGGGATATCCATATAAAGGCACTTATTCTCTCTCAGACTTTCGAGAAAACTCTTCCATTCTTCACCCTTGTAAAGAGTATTGGAATAGATCAGTTCAAGAACAGTATCAATTGCGTCCATAGAGATTTCATCAAGAGAACGCTTAAACACATTCTTACGATCACGGATTCTTGCTTTTTTGGTGGGAATACCGCGCTTGTGGGTGTCGTACATATGAGATGGGAGCTTCACGAAGAAATGATCCCAAGTGATGACAGTTCCGTCATCAAGAATTTCTCGACTTTGATTAATTCCGACCTTGCGAGAGTCATTGAGGTAAATATCAAGGATAGGCTTACTCGTAACGTATGCTGCCAGAGCGTCCATAACAGGCTGGAAAGTTTCGCTGTTTGTATCAAATTCGAAAATGGAATGAGCATTAAAGTTGTCGTCAATATAGACAGTTCCGCCAATATTTTTGATGAACTGGTGGCATGCGCTGCAATCGTAGACGCGTCTTTCGCGGTAAACAGGGTTAGTGCCTTCTGGGAAACTGTCTAGGTAAAGATTCCAAAGAACGTCTTTATCAATGTCTGTTTCAAAGAGGGTGTTGTTTGCGGAGATCTGTTCGAAGTTTCTTGCGAGGGCGTCCTTGATGTGTTTGAATTCCATGATAATTTCTCCTTTCAAAATATCAAAGCTTATCGATATGCATTGCGAGTTTGCCTCGGTAGCTAATGGGGAGTTCGCATTTTATGCAACCGCTAAATCCTTCCATATGATCCATAAGCTGCCTGAAGCCGGATTTATGAATAGGGACATCTGTTTGCGCCTGGCATCCAATAACGATAATTTTGCAGTTGTCGTAGCATCTGGAAAGAATTCGCTTAATAATGGGGATACTCATGTTCTGACATTCGTCGATGATTACAACCTGTTTCTCCAGATTTACTCCTCGCATAAACGTTGCGGAGTGAGCCTCAAGCCAAGCCGTGCCGTTCTTATTTGAAATGTCAGAAGAGATTGCTTGAGTTGGAATGATGTTGCACTTGATGAGGGCTTGATGGAGTGGACCTAAGTAGTCTGCTTCCTTCTCCGATGCAGAACCTGGCCTGTAGCCCAAGGATGACTCTTCTACCGTAGGGAATATAAACGTCGCAGATTCATACTTATGATCTCTATTGATTAGAAGATTAGCACAGGCTACTGCCAGAAGAGTCTTACCTGAACCTGCAGTAGCGTCCGCTAGAACAAAGTTGTAGTCGTCATTCATGATGGCATCTACGAATTTCTGCTGATCACTATTCAATACCAGCCCATAGAAAATATCATTATTACTCTTCTTTGCCATCGTCGTCCTCCTCGTAACCATCTTCGCTTTTAATAATACCATTTGCTTCCAAAGTATTAAGCATAGCATCCTGCTGAATCAAGCCGGCAAGCAGAAGTTTGTCGCCCATTGAGGCGTTATAATAATCGATGTATGTATCACCATCTTCGGTAATTCCCAGAATAGCAAGAGTACGTGTCGGAAGTATCGAAACTCTTCTCAGAGCTTCTTCAAGCCATTGTGCATAAGGCATCTTAGTAATGTCAGTAGAATTCTTGTCCATAAAAGGTCCTTTCTTTTTTTTTAATAATCAACTGCTTCTTGTCTTGTAATAAAGAAATGAATGCCCGGCGCACATTCTTTCCAACGATCGGGCTCGAAATTACTGACAGAAACGGTTTCGCCTATGGTATAAAGAAAACTACTATCATAATTACTGGCGGCAGAAGTAACGCCTGTATCAGTACCGTCTGCGTTTGTGATGGAAATAACCTTAGCTTTAGAACACCGGCATTTTCTGGAAGTAGCAGAGCATCTGAGTGCATCCTCTGGGATCTCCAGTTTTACAATATAATCATTAGCTACCTTTTTAAAACCGATGAACGAACCCTCCTCAGGGCATGCTATGGGATAATAGAGGTATGCTCCATAGAGATCTGCTCCTCTGAGGTTTGTTCCATAGAGATTTGCTCCTCTGAGATCTGCTCCTCTGAGGTTTGCTCCATAGAGATTTGCTTCGCTGAGATCTGCTCTTTTTCCGCCGGGTTTGTTATCAAGCCAGGAGGAATGTGCAGCAAGCACTTCTCTGAGTTCGTCGTTAGTAAAGGTTCTGAGATCCATTGTTGTCTCCTTTCAAATTCATTCAAATATCAACCAAGTCGAACTGTAAATCCTTTATTGGAATCTGCGTTTTTAGTGAGTGTGTCTCTGATGGATGAATAGATGCGAGAGGTGTTGTCGAGGTTGTCGTTAAACTTTTCGAGAATGTCATCGAGGTTGTCGTCGAACTTCTCGAGTGCGGCTTTCTTGGCAGCTTCTTCAACACTTCTGCGAACACGCGATGCATCAATCTTAGCCGCTTCATTAGTTATTTCTTTGAGGACTGAATCTTTGAGATTGTCGTATTCATCATCTATTACGGACTTTACTTGCGAGTGAATATCTTTCTTCATTGCTACTACAGTATCATTAGCAGCCTTCTCCACCGCTCTCTTTACTTCAACCTGGACCGCCTTGTCGATTGCCTTATCGACCAATTCCTCGGGAATATCAATCTCAGTATCGTTAGCCAATTCGTCGATTCCTCGATCAAGTCGTTCGCTGATCTTAGCAAGTTTAGTGTGCGTGCCAATAGCGTAGCCGATACCTACCAGGCCTGCGATGCCAAAAAGAATGTTGATTACTTCGTTGTTAGTTCTGCTCATAAAAATTCCTCCTTTAATATTTGTCTGACAAAAATAAAAAGAAGAGAGATACATGGTACCTCCCCTCCATATTAGTGCGTGTAAATTTCGCGAATTATGATTATCATTTCACCGCTTTTCCGAAGCAATCTACGTCTACGATGCCGTTCTCAATAACGTCGGTTTCGAATAACATCTTTTCAAACGCACGCCATTCTCGCATAACATAATCGAACTTTCGTTTGAAATTTTCCAGAGCTTCTTCCTTTGTAGACCCATATCCAGTAATATCAAACGGATTAAGTGAGAAAACATCATATTCTGCATTATAGAATGGGGAATCATCAGGCATAATGATCTCATGCGATTGGCTCTTTTCCTTGCCGTCATTATAATGGCTCAGTCTTAACAACATGTTTCCTCCTTTTTATTCATTTCCACGAATTTAACCAGCGATTCTCATTAAACTGTTTCTTTTCTTTAAGGGCTTTGCTGATCGCGAGGTCGATGCCGGAGCGTGATTTGAGGTGATAGTAGTAGAGGTCGATGAATTTAGTGTTTAGCCTGTCTACACGGCCGCATGCTTGAAGAAGGGATTTGTAAGAATACGTTTGAGAGAAAAATATCACGGTGTCCGTAGAAATACAGCAAAAACCCTCTGCTCCACTTGCATAGTTTACAAGGTACACCCATTTATCTCCTTCCGGTACAGGCTCGTGTTTATGACCAGTCCACTCTGCAATTTTTGTTCCTTCTAAATAGCCTAAACTCAACAGTATGTCTCTCTCATAATCATAAGAATAAAATATAATTGCTTTAGGATGATCTTCAAGGAGTTCTAGAAGTTTTACCTGTCTAGATTCATCAGAGTTTACAATTTTTCGGAGTACATAACAGAGTTCGGAGGCTTGTTTAAGAGGCTCGTTCTTATAAGGATCCCAACGTTTCCTAAATACGTCTTTATAAGTCGAAATATCGTAATTACAATAAATATCTTCATGATGAGGTTTTGTATGGCGTTGGACAGTCATATCAATTAAAATCTTATCTCTTAATCGCATAAGTCTCTGTGTATTTAAATAGCGCTCAACTTGAGGAAACTTAGAATATCTAGAATACACAACATGTTCTCTCTGAAATTCAGTTTTGTTTTTATAAAAGCCGTTTGCTACGAATACCGGCCAATAGCTTAGCCAATCGTCTCCAGGACTGGCAGACAGCATTATCCAATCGTTATTCTTAGCAATTTTAAGGTAACTTTTTGTCCACGTACCTCCTCCGTTTATCTTACATTCATCGAATATGAAATACGCCCCTTCGATGTTTATGTATTTTTTGATATTATTCCAACTGTCAATTACTATTTTATTATCGTAGTAGTTTTGTTCTGGATCTGGACTCATTCTAAAAAGATTTAATTCTCCAATCCACTCGTTTTTATCTCGTTTGACAGCCGGAGTAATTATATAGAGATCTTTAGGATTTTTCATTGGAACGTAATCTGAACCTACATACGAACCTCCTTGTTGACTAAAGTAGAAATATAAACCAGTTCGACTTTTTCCAGTGCCAGTTCCCCCATTGAAGATGCAACCATTAAAAGCTTTTTCTACAGCTTCATATTGGAAATCATACAAAATCGATCCAGGTTGTTGTTTTGCTACCGTGTTCGTTTTGTATTCGCTCTCGTTGACATATTCGAAGTGAAGGCCAGCTGAGCTTTTGTTTCGCCCCTTAAGGCATGCAAGTATAGAAGAATCACTTACTCCTATTGTGGAAGCCAGTTCTTTTTGGGAATAAAATATTTCACCAGTTTCTATAATCCGAATTGGCGGATGTCTATCATAATGAGATTTCATAGCCCTTTCTCTACAAACCGGACTGTTTATGTTTTTTCTTGAAGTTTCCAATTGTTTCTCAGTTTTAGGTCTTTTATTTACCTTAATAATGTTTTCTCTCGCAGCTTCTCGTTGGCGTTCTGTTTTAGGCATTGCTTGCAAACGTTTCATTTGTTCACGAGCTGCCTTTCTAGTATTCTCGCATAAACCGTTTCTAAAAGCATGGAGCATATTTTCGCTATCAGTATTCCATTCCAAATTCCATAGATTGTTATTAGTTTTGTCAGTATCTTTATGATTGACGAGACGCTTATGTTCTGGATTTGGTAAAAATGCTTCGGCTACTAAAACATGTACACCTTTTACATGCCAAAGATCGTCATCTCCTTTAAGATTAACGACCATATAGCCCTTGCTGTTATCAAATGTTGTTTTACAAATAAAATCTTTTTCTTTATTTCTAACTCTTCCTTGATCACTAACTGAATATCTGGAAAAGCCATTAACTACATCTTTCCAAATTTCTTCGCTCATTCCTCTTTCACTTCCGCATTCTCATCCAACTTAGCCTTAATCTCGCCAAGAATATCTTCAACAAGTTCCTTAGTATCCTCGTGAAGTTTCATATAATCCTTGTGATTATCATACCAGTCGAAGATCTCATACAGATTACCTTTACTCCAACTGAACGCCCACCAGTCGCAAATCATTTCAATGACGTAACGATAAGGCATTCTGAGAGCAATTATGCCTTCTTTAGCTTCATCATTAATTAACACCCAATACTGCCAATGATGGGGATTGCGATGAATATGATGCAACCAGGCTCTATTAAACTCCTCTTCAATTTCTTTAGTCCGTTGACCACCGTAAAAATACTTATCATATGCATCGTATTCTGCACGGCCATCCTTAGATCTGTCATGCTCCCATTCAATCTGTCTGTAGAAACCCTCATAACCGCTCAGTAGGTCAGTCAGGTTATGTCTAATCCAGTCTGCACCTTTGCGAACGTTCTCTCTGTGCTCGATCAAATAATTGTCGTATTCGATACTCATATTTTTCTCCTTTCAAATAAAAGAGTCAGCCAGAAGGCCAACCCTCATAAATATAATCTTCCATCATACGGTCGCTTCTCTTCGATCATTTTATACCAGCAAGAGCTATGAATATATTGCTTCAGTCCTGTTTTAGTCACAACCATTTCAACATTATGCTGGTGTGGATTCTTCTTTAGAACCCCGTCTGGAACTTGCTCTACATTATTTCCGCATAGCGGGCATCTACTTATAACAATCAGGCGTCTTCCCATTGTTATCACGTCCTTTTGTTTAATTTGGCAAATATAAAAGAGCCCATCAAAAGATGAGCCCTAGTTTAGCTGTTTCTTAGGTATCTAATCAAAAGCCAGATCAACCACAGACCACCAGTAGCAAACACCAGAATAAAGTCCAGGATCAATCCCAAAGTACTGCGCTTTTTCATAAATATAAATCTCCTTTCATCATCTAAACAATTCTTTTCTAATCCAATTGTCAAGAGCCTCTAGCTCTTCTTCTGAAACATTAAATGAAATGTGCACTAAATCATAAGCTTCACTCGGTTCGAAGTAAATATCATTCTCTCTGAAATACTGCTTATACTTCTCGGCGGTAGGCTTGTCTACTTGGCAACTCCACTGCTGACGATTAGTCATAGTCGACGCCCATTCGTTGAGCATAGTTTACTATATCGTCTTTCGCCAGCCATTCTGGTTTGTCTTCTTGTTCAAAAGTATCCCAAAGCGCAATCATGTTAGTGATTTGGTCTGCTTCATTACGCGCCCATAGGCTGCCTGTAGATCTATTGCCGTTGCCCAGATAGTAGTCGCAGTCTTGCTTCAAACGACTAAGCATCATGTAACGAAAATTTAATTTGTATTTACTCCAATCTTCCATGTTAGATCACATCCTCTCCGATTAATTTGATGTCGGTGAGAACATAGTCCCAACTTGTGCCGAAATGAGTAATTGCCCATACGAAAATATCAAGCTTCTCGTTATAGAATACTAGTTCGTCAGTATGCTCCTCCAAGAACTCATAACCATATTTTGAGATAATATAATCTTGGAAGACCATTTCGTCAAAGTCTCCAGCGACAATCTCCCAATCTTCTAAAGTCTCTGCTCGAATAATGTTGTTTAAAATACAATCACCAACAATTTTAGATAACGTTTCGTAATCCAAATATCCATTGTCTAATCCATACTCAGATACCTTGTGTCCATAAGCTTTGTCACCGTATAATTTAATTTCTCTCCCGAACTGTTCGTTCATTTGTTCCACTCCTTGTGGGGTTTATTTGTTAGCCGCTATTTATACATGTAGGGCGGCTAGTCCTAGGTCCGAAGTATATATTATAGAGATACCCTCGGCTTAGACCTCTTTGTCGGCCACTCATTTATGCATTGTTAAGAGGCTGAGTGGGTAAGGAACCAGCGCTACTTGTTCCCGGCATAGCCAAAGCCGACTGCTATGTCTTATTGGTACCGGAGACGGGATTCGAACCCGCACGTCATTTAGGCATCGGGACTTAAATCCGATGTGTCTGCCAATTTCACCACTCCGGCAAATATAAAAGGAAAGAGAGACTGTAATGGATTTGAACCATTCTCCTCTAGATTAGATCTAGCGCTCTACCCTCTGAGCTAACAGTTATCTCTCTCATAATAGGGCTTGTAAATTTCGCGAAGTTAAAATATAAAAGAGAAAAGTATATATTGTGCACCGATAGCCGAATCAACCTCCTATTTCACCAGTGTCTATTCACCACAAACTCTGTGCACTTTATGCCGAATCAGCCTCCTATTTCACCAGTGTCTATTCACCACAAGCATAACCTTTTCGAATAATATATACTCTTCTCCATAATAGGGTCTGTGTTTTTCGCGAATTTAAATGTCCATAGAATCTTCAATTCCATATAGTTTCTGAGCCGTTACAAATTTAGACTGTCTTTCTGTGAGAACACTCAGCTCAGATCGAACACGTTCAAGACAATTAGATAAATCTGATTCTCCAGGATGCGAACCAAGCTGTTTAAGCAAATATTGCTCTCGATCTTTACGATAAGCAATCTTTCTTCCTACGGTTGCGAGCGCTTCGTCAAACAGACCTTCACTAGCAGCACTCATGAGAGTAGTTGTATCGTCAGTGAGTTTTTTAATCTGCTTGTGGTCGCCGAGATATTTATACCCAAAATATCCAGCAGCACAAGTGGTTACGAATGCAGTACAAATCAGCAGCTTTTCTCTTTTAGTAAGTTTTTTTGTTCATTTTCATTTCTCCCTCTCCATCCTTTGTTGCTATAATTACAAAAATATAAAAGAGACCCAGTATTTCTACCAGGTCTCTAGTCTCCACTTTACTTCAGATTCACATGCTCACGCAGATACTTTACTTCAGTCTCAGTGAGTGACTTATTTGACAGAAGCATTCCGCCGACACCAATAAACATGAGTACGGCGCCGACGAAAGTTACACCCTTACTTGCTGCCATCGTGGTGACATTGGTTATACCAAGGCTAGCTACGCTATTAAGCTTCTTATTCATAAATATAAATCTCCTTTCTATCTATTAAAACGGCATACGATCAGGTTCGCCATCGATATCGGCGCCTCTCATATCGGCATAACGAGCAGCAAAGCGGTCAATGCGCTGTACTACCTGCATAGACTGTAGATATGCTGTACGACCAGCCTTACCGTTTACTTCCCAGTCGTACGGACGAATATCCATATCGACAGATTCGATGTCTATATTATCCAGGCAAGCGATGCTCTCTTCGTCAAGTTCGTTTCTACGGTCACCAGTTACAAGATACACGTTAGGACCGTAGTCAGTAAACTTAACTTTGACCGGTAGTCTCATGAAAGGACCTTCTTCCTCATCACGGCCCGGCTTAATTCTAACGTTCCAACCCTCTGCGATCAGTGCATCAGCAGTGTCAGGATCTTCGATAAGCAGAGAGAAGTTACGATCGCCTTCACGGTTAAATTTGTCGCCTCTACCTTCAAAGTTCTTGAAAATGATTCTTGCGTCGTCAATCTGAAGAATTCCTCTAGGTGCGAAAGTTACATGCATAATTATTAATCTCCTTTAAAAATATAAATTTTTGTAGTTTTATTGATTTAACGTTTATTGAACAGATTACCCTGTTCATCCATTTGTGCGGCGTAAGCTACTCTCAGTTCTTCGTCGTTGTACCAAGGTAGCTCGTCATCGTCTGGGGGAAAGTCTATTCCGGGGGTTCCAGTGTAGGGTTCGTCTGCTACGAAGCGTTCGAAATCGCCATACTTAGAAATAGTCTCAACTGCGGCGTTAACGAGACCATCATAATAAGATCGGTCAATGTCGTCTTGCTTATTAAGAATTCTTACAGTCTCAGATTCAAGCCAACGATAGCCTTTCGCACCAGTGGCCGAAGAATACTTAACACCACCATTTTTATCTGTGCTTTCTCTAACAAGTTCGCCACCGCCACAGCCAGGCTTGATAGGACAGAACTGGCCAATCTTGCCGACAAAGTGATAATCATGCCCCTTAGCAATTTCGGCTGTCTTACTCTGAATTTCTGCATCGATGTCAAAGGGATAATCGCCGTTTTCGTCAGCATATTTTTTCTTCAGCGCAGCAACCTCATCTTCAAGAGTACTTACATCAGGCAACTCTTCATTCATGTCCAAATATAAGGCCGAACTTACAGATTTGGTTTCGCACATATCCTCAAATTCAATCGGCTTCTTGTCAAAAAGCTTCTTAAATACATATGGAACGGCAAACTGAGCACCGGTAGCAGTCCACCAAATCTCTTCACCAGTCTTCTTATCAACTTCTGGTTCCTTAAACTTGGCAATATAAACGGCGTCATTTACTAGACAGTATCTATCAAACTCAGCCTCTGTTTCAAATTTGTAACCGTATTCGTTACCGAATTTAGTAACAAAGTCGATGATTTTCTCGGTAGCGTTAGGAATCTTAATGGAATCCGTTTTTATATGGGCTACTGTATAACCAAGTTTCTGAACCTCGCTTTTGAGAAGAGTCATAAACAAAGCGCCACGTTTAGCTACGATATTGTCGATATTTCTAGGATCACGGAAAGGATTTTCAAAAGATGCGCTTGTCAAACCATAAATAGAATTGATAACAATTTTCAGAGCCTGAGCAAGATCTGCTGCTTGTTCGTCATTCAAATATGGTTTAAGTGCGCCATTCAACATCTTACCCGCCGCTTCAAAGTCCTTATGTTTAATCGCAACACGAGCATTAACAATATCCTCAAATCGTTTAGTAAACTCCGGACCAAAGACACATTCGAAGATAGCACTATGAGGATGCTGAGAAGCAACATCTCCATCCCAAACATTTACGTACATTCCAGGTTCGGAATACACACGTCCGCCTTCTCCAATCTCTTCTCCCATAAATGTAGATGTGCCATATTCATACTTATAGCCTAAGAAGAAAGGCAGAATACTCCAACCCTTTGGAAGCACTTCGCCAGGAATATAATCTCGATATTGAGGTAAGCCATGGTCATCAAATACCCTAAACTTGTAGTCTGGACCGAATTTTTCTCTGTATTCTTCGTACTGGTCACTTCCGACAGGCTTGGACATATCACGATAGTTAAATACGCTTTGGGGTTTACGATTATTGCCAAATATAATTTTCGTAGAAAGCGTATTAGTAGTATCATTTACAGATACATCTGTAATACCATGCAGAAGTTTAACCAGATCGACCTGAATTTGTCGAGCGACGAAATCTGCTTGACGCTTGTTAAAAACTGCTTCAGTGGCAATGACATCATTATCGCAATATCGAGCTACAGTTTCCCACATATCTTCTGGGACAGGCTTATCCCAAGGAAGACCTAACTCTTGGTGATGAATTCCTAATTCTATTTCCCATTTTTTTAAAGATTGTTTCTTTGAGCAGAAGTCATACACATCAGTATAGGAAATATTATAGGCTTCGCCAAAGAAAGTTCCCTTAGAACCCTTCTTGGCGCCAACGATCTTCTGAGACAAATTGTACAGCTCTTCGTTTGTATAACCCATCAGACATGCATAAAGCATATGGTTATCATATCGACGGCAGTTAAAACCTACCAACTTGAACTTTAGGAGCTGCTCAATCTCATGGGGCTTCGGATTAATCATTCGGACTACTGGTTTTCCCTCGCCAGCAATTTTCCAGTTAACAAGGAATAGATTAGGAAAAACCTCGCAATCATAGAACACCAACTCATCCTTATCAGCATCAACCGCAGGACTCATTTCTTCCGACTTAAACTTCATCTTGTTAGTCAGCTTAATGCAATAGTCAGCCTGATTGGTGCTACCAGCAGCAAAGGCAAATATCTCATTCTTCATATCACTAACATCATACCCAATACCACTGTTATATGCGTCGTCGAGTAGCTTCGCAATATAATCTACGCTAGGTTTTGTTGCAGCATGATACTCTTTATTTAGATTTCTCTTAATCATAGTACGCAGCATCTTTTCGTTTTTAATGCCATCCCAGTTTACCAAATTTTTATCATCTCCTTTCAACGGCAGTCCAGAGCTAATCGTCGCAAACGGTAAATTATTACACTTTGTCAACATTCGCCTAAGCGAGCTCTTACCGGTGAATACTTTGATTTCAATGTCGTCATCATACACACGACTCAGTTTAGTCGCATCTCCACTATAAATATAATGAAGATGAATCCCCTCACCACTTTTACTTAATTCTGCGTATGTAGGCGGCCACTCCTTCGCCGCTTCAAGATTCTTCAGGAAACTTTTCTTACCTGTTTCATCTCGAATATCAAAGTCAATAACAATGTGATTGTCAGGAACCTTGACATAATGCAATTTAGAAGTGTCCAGTTTGGATAACGTAGTTTTTACGTCATCCCATTTGCGAGACGGAGTTTCCTTAGAAGTAGCTTTCTGTGCAAGACAATCAGCGCATTCCTTATCAAATATAGACTCCTGTGCTTCTAGTTTAAGCCAATCAGGAATAACCATTTCTTCAGGCTGCTCATCTTGTGTCGTTGCTTCACTAAGCTGCTCTTCCTCAGTCTCAAATTTCTCAGTGCGGAAGCCGTTATAATAACTTCGAGCTCTCTCACCAGTCTCAGTTGTAAACCGCTCATTAAACTCTCGGAAATAGTTCATGAGCTCTGTCCTGAAATGCATCTTGGAAAGAGAATACGGAACCTTTGCTTCATCAACATAGGTCTTATACATCTCCCAAGCCGCCTTCAAAGTTGTTCCATCGTCTCTCTTAAAAATATGATACGAATCGATCATGAAGTTGTAGAAATCATTGGACGCGCTCATCATCGAAGTAGGAATATACTCATCGTACCGGCCGGGATCAGACAAATATACTTCCTTACAATGATATGCAATCGGACCCAATTCAAACTTCACCTGTTTCATAAGTTTGCTATACTCACGAGCAGGGATCTTATTTCCGGATGGAGTTACATCAATAAGTCGTCTGAGAATACCGGACTTACCATCAGTGATCTTAACCGGTTTATTCGTACCCATAAATAAGAAACAGACGAAACGGTTCTCATACTGAGCCTTATGCTTTTCGTTAACACTCATCCATTCGTGAGAAACCACACTGTTAAGTCGAGTATTATCCTCGATCTTAGACAAGTCACCATCGTGCTGGATAGCGACTAACGGATTCTTCTTAAATGGTTCAAGCGCAAACTGAGCATTAGCTGAACCGAGTGCTTTGGCATCGAATACCGCATGGTAACCATCAAACAGCTCCTGAATAATATTCAAGATAGTCGACTTACCTGTACCAGGTCCACCATACAAAACTACAAACTTCTGTATAGTCTTTGAATCGCCTGTTACAATCGCTCCGATAGCCCACTCAAGTTTACGGCGCTCTTCGTCGGAATATAATGTAGAAATAATCTTCTCATAGGCAGGACACGGACCGGCTTCCAGAGGATAATTAAGCCTCTTGCTGGCATAATCTTTCTTGTTCGTTCCGTCATTAGCAAATATAAGTTTCTCATCGAGCATGTGATACGAGTCTCTCATCTGCTTTTGACAAAACTTATGCCATGCGTCAATCATTCCAGATTCAGCATCCTGTAGGGAACATATTCTAACATTTCCGTCGATTTCGTTCTTATGTTCTTCCGCGTACTTAATAAGTTCACGGTCCACCAGCTGCACAACGTCATACTCATCAGTAGACCACAAGCCTCGATCTTCAACCCACACTGCGTAGAAGTCTCCGCCTCTAATCATGAGATCTTCTGTAGGTTTTACTTGAAACTTAGGATAGATCTCAGTGTATCCGGGTTTCTTAATGCGAGTCGTTACTGTGAAAAAATCGAGCATTACATTCTGTAGCCTCCTTTCTGATTAGCTCACCCCAGAGTATTTAAATACGCTAGGAGCTGGTGCCATATTTCTGCAGTTCGTGCGTCACGTTTCCATTTTCTTACTGTGAATAATCCACCTTTTCCGTCAGGACTATATTCACGATTTAAGAACTTCGCAATGGAATCATTCACGAACTCCTCGTCAAAATTATAATCGGTCATACCACTTAAACCTAAGCTGGATATCATTGTCCAGAACCATTGAGCAGTGCGATCTCCTCTATCTGGATCGGACATAATATGTTCCTCACGAATCGCTAAAACAACCATCATCTCTAAGATACTACAAGGACCGTCGAGATACTGCTCGAGATCCTCACACTCATGCGATACACAATAGTGATATCTCAAAGAGATACCATCGTCTGCTCTATTTTCATCGTGCGGAACAAAATATACGAACTCGGTTCTGTGAAGTAGCTCGAAAAGCCGTCTATATGTGATAGCCTCAGCAAA